GGTGGCGGTAGCGCCTTGGGCGGCGGTGGCGGCGGCGGCGGGGCTGGTCAAATTATTCAAGCCTCTTTTCCTATCGTTCCTGGCGAAACTTTAACAGCGGTTATCGGCGCGGCGGGCGCAGCAGGGGCAGATGCCGTTTCCGCAGTTGCAGGCGGTGATGGTGGGAATGGTGGATTTAGTTCTTTAACATCCACTGCAGGTTTTGTATTGACTGCTCTCGGAGGCCAAGGCGGTTTTCATGGAAACCATTCTTCAGGTTCGGGGGGAGCTGGAGGAAACGGCGGAGGGTACGCATTAAAGGGTACTGGAGGCCCTGCCGGAGCTCCTGGAGTGTCTGGTACATATAGTGGCAACTCAGGTGCTGGAGGTGGCGGCGGTAATGGCGGAGCTAGTAATGCCTCTGGTTCAGGTTCAAATAGTTTGGTGTACCCGGCTGGGGGTTTAAATAATACTGGTACTAATAATAATGGTGCTGGAGGTGGCGGAGGGGCAGGTCTCGGAAGTGGCGGTAATGGCGGCGGCACAAGTACGCCGGGGTTAGTTGCGCAATCTGGAACATCCCCGGCTGCCAATACTGGTTCTGGAGGCGGTGGGGGTGCTGGACACTCTACCGGTCCAGGTAATTCAGGCGCTGGCGGCATGGGCAGCTCTGGTTACATTTTGGTTGAGTTTTAAATGCCAAAATTTGGAAAAAAATCCCTAGAACGTCTCGAAGAGCTGCACCCTGATTTGCAGCTTTTAATGAACGAGTTAATTAAAGAAATGGATGTTACTATTTTGTGCGGTTATAGAGGTAAGGATGAACAAAACTCTGCTTTTATAAATGGAAAGTCTAGGTTGCAGTTTCCACGAAGTAAACACAATACCACACCTAGTCAGGCCGTGGATATAGCTCCAATTAGTCCTAAGACGAAAGGAATTGATTGGAATGATATTGCACTATTCTTAGAGATGTGTTCTAAGGTTGAAAAATTAGCGGATACTTTAAATATTAAAATTAGATTGGGCAGAGACTTTAGTTTTAAGGATTATGTTCATTTTGAACTGTCTGATAAGCATAAAAAGGGTAAATTTTGAGACATTATGTATATAGACACATAAGATTAGATAAAAACACTCCTTTTTATGTTGGAAAAGGCGGTTATAAAGCTCGTGCAAATGAATGTTCTCAACGAAATTATTATTGGACTAATATTTATAAGAAGTATGGTCGAAGGGTTGAGATTCTAAAATATTTTAACACAAACGAAGAGGCTTATGCTTTTGAGCAAAAGTTAATCACGTTATATAAAAAATTAGGATACTGCGAAGCCAATTTCTCTGATGGTGGGGCTGGTAGGACTGGATTTAAACAGCCCGACTATATTAAAAAAATTATAAGCGAAAAAAACTCAGGAAGTAATAATGGAATGTGGCGGAAATGCGGTAATTTAAATCCTAGCTATGGAAGTGGGTTCAAAGTACGGTGTCTTAATAATCAGAAAGAATATATTAGTGCTGAAGCTGCTCAAAACGATTTAAAAATTACAAATGTTATAAAGGTCGCTACGGGATTTAGAGAACACAGCTATGGATATTATTTTGAGTTGGTGGATGATAGGTTGAGATTAGAGGCTAGAGAGCGTAGAAAGCAGAGATATTTGGCTAATAAAAGAAAAAAGAAAACGGTCTTAATAGAGTTACTAGAAATTTATAAGATAGAGGAACTTAAATAATGGATAAGTCAAAAGTGGCTAAAGTCATGCGCGAGTTTAAGAAGAAAAAGCTTAAATCTAGCAGCGGGTCTAAGGTTAAGAGCAGGGCTCAAGCCGTTGCGATTGGGTTGTCAGAAGCTAAAAAAGGTAACAAGGAGTAACGGGACGTGAGCGTTGCAAATGATAATATAATACCAGGCGACCCGGTTAGTCTGTCTTCCGACTGGACTAGCGAGCCCGTATATATTTATCAAATTGTAGCGCTTGCTATTCAATTGGTTTTTACTGGGAGCCCTGTCGGTAACTTTACCTTGCAGTGTTCGAACGATGAATACTCTTCAAATTTAGCCCCACAAAACTGGACCACACTAGACGGCAGTGCTCAATCAATTACAGAGGCAGGCAATCATACTTGGAATATTCAAGATGCAGGTTATAGGTGGATTAGAGTAGTTTATACAAGAACTTCTGGAAGCGGGAATTTAACTGTAGCTCGTTATAACGGAAAAGGGGTCTAATATGGCTTCAACTTTTATTAATTTGCCTGCAGCGTCTACTTCAGCAGGAACTGTACAACTCTTTGATATACCTTTTGATACGATTACGGCTACTTATCCTTCTGCTACCGAAGAAGTTTACGCTTCAAGAGTTGGTGGAATTTCTGGAGCAGTGCAGCAAACGGTTACTGTAACTTATACTGATGCAACGAAAGCTCTAATTCTTAACGTAGTGAGGACTTAGTGCCTTTTAAGTTTAACCCGATTCAGGGCTCTTTAGACTTAGTTAACGCCGCAAGTTTAGGTGATGTTGTAGGGCCTGCAAGCGCAACCGACAATGCTATTGCACGTTTTGATACCACTACTGGAAAATTAATTCAAAATTCTGGAATTTTAATAGATGATTTAAATAATGTTACCGGAATAAATGAGCTAAATACTGCAGCTAAGGTTGAAGTAGGAGACCCTGGACTGGAAACCGCCGGAATAGATATTGCCGGTACGGTGTATGCAACTAAACTAAGAGTGAATGACATTGGAGGGACTCAGCCAGCTCAGCAAGTTATTCATAGACACTCTACAACACTTCCAGCAGCTTTAATTGGGGCGCGGGCCAATTCAGATACAAGTGCTCATGCTAATGTGGCAAATAATCAAGTACTTTTTAGAATAGTGCCTGCCGGGTATGCTGGTACAAATTATAAAGCCTTTGGCTATATAGACTTTTTGGCCTCGACTGGCACAATTAGTGACACGTCCGCACCAAGTCGTATGGAGTTTTACACAGTGCCTAATGGCTCTTTGGCTCCAACTCTTGCAATGACTATAGGCTCTAATCAGGTTGTGGCTTTTGCAAATTCTCCTACCGGAGTAAATCATTTAAGTTTAAGTAATATTGGCACAAACACGCACGCCCAAATAGACACTCACATTGCTGATACCTCTATTCATACTCCTTTTTCTATTACTTCTGCGATAAACGGGCAGACTTTAAGATATGATTCGGGAATTTCAAAATGGATTAACAATTCTACAATTAAAAACACGGGAACAGTCGCTATAGACTCTACTGCGGCCATAACTAATCAACCATATTCATTTTTAATTGACCATGCTGCGACTAACTTGGTAGTTAATCCTAGTTGGGAAGTTAACATTACGGACGGCTGGTCAGCCACCGGAACCAGTACAAACACTAGAGACACTACAGAAAAGTGGATTGGTACCGCCTCCCTTAAAATTGTATCCTCTGTTATAGATTCTGGAGTTGTTAGCAGTGCTATTTCAGTAACTCCGAACACTCAATATGTTTATTCATGTTACGTTAAAGGTGCAGTTGGCGGGGAGCGTTTTTACATTTCTATAGACCCCAACGTAAGTGCAACTGTGGACAGTAATAATCAGGGAGTTTTAGCTGCGCTTACTATTTTAGACTCAGTTAACACTGACTGGTCAAGGCTAACTTTAGCATGGACTTCTGGAGCTAGTGATACTAGTGTTCAGTTGTATTTACGGTCTGACACTGCAACGGCTCAAACTGTCTATGTAGACGCTGTTCAATTTGAGGCGAAGATATTACCTACAGATGCAAATGAAGTTGTTATTGCGTCTTCTTATTTAGATGGCAGCATGGGCGTTGGTTACACGTGGAACGGGGTTGCCCACAACTCGACTAGCACTCGAACGGCGGGTGCTAAATTTTTGGCTCCACTTTCTTCTACAGCTAATAGGGGAAATCTTGTAGTAAGAACTGATGGTACCATTGCTAGATTTTTGGCTGATGCAAAGGAAATCCAATCTGCCGACATTGGTATAGCTCGCGTAGAGCCCAATTTCCCTTTTACGTTTACTGGAAACATGAAGACTAATGTAAATTCGAGTGGTATCTTAGCAGGTATTATGAATATTCGTAATACGGCAAATGGTACAGCACTTCACGTTGACTCTGCTGCAACGACTGCAGAAGGGTTTATCATAAGTGCTGCAAGTATTACTTCAGGCAGTTGTATGTCGGTTTTTGCACCGAGCGATTTGACGGCGATGGCCGCTGCGAATGGCCGTTTTTTTACATTTAGCGGGAAAGCACAGAACGCTGACATGTACTCTTGGTATGTGGATAGAATGACAATTGGCCAACTTGGTTTCGCCTATGATAAGAATATAAACGTCTTTGGTGGCGGCTCTATGACTACTACGGCTCGCGCTTTAGCTGGTACAGTCTCTGTTACGGCTGCAAACGTTACGGTTACTGGCACGGGCACTGCTTTTTTAACAGATTTTAAGCGTGGACAGGCTATTAGAATAAACAATGGCGGAGCGACAACAATAATTCATACCATAGCCTCAATAGCAAGTAACACTTCTTTAACATTAACTGCAGCGTGGAGTGGGGTTACAAATGCAGCCAGAACTTATGACAGTTTCACTGCTCAATACCGTCCACCAACTATTCATCTTGAGGGCAGTTATGCAAATCACGGAGCTTCTGGTTCAACTTCTGGCGATTTTATGTATGGAATATATGCTTCTGGTGGAAACGGCCAGCTTCATGTGTTTAAATCTGCTGCTCGCGGAGTTGCGGTTACACCTACGGCAGACCATGTAGGGAATGGTTTAGTTACAGCAAGACAAGTATCTACAACTGACGGTTTAATTTTTGGCACAACTACTGAAACGACAATGATTTCAGGATACACAGTTCCTGCTTATGAATTAACTCCTGGCGGCTCATTTAGAATTTCTTTTATAGGCACGATGGTTATAGACAATTCGGTAAGAACTTTAACTTGGAGAGTTAAACTTGGTGGGACTACAATATTAACAAGCACTGCGGTTCAGGCCGGAGCTGCTGGAACTATAATCTTCAGAGGAGTTATTGATATTTATGCTCTAACAAATACGACTCAAAGATGTAGTCTAAGTATTGTTGGAAAGGACCAAGCGGCGGTTACACCTGGACTTACATATTCTGTAAATAATTATTCTGGAGTCGGTGCCGTAGATATGAGACTAGACCAAGCGCTCACTGTTACCGCACAAGTAGATGCAATAGGGCAAGTTATAAATGTGACTGGCTACACAACTGAAATATTATAGGGAGTATTTATGAATTTAGATGAATTACAGGAAAGATTAGAAGGTAAGATAAGTGAGGGTCGAACTAATCCAATAGGCTATGGCGGCGGCGACTTAACTGGCATACCCTTAATTGAGGCCGATGTTATGCGCTCTCCTTGTAGGGCACTTAGATGGGCCGCAGATAATTCTAATTATAGTTTTCAAACGTTTGTCGATTTGTCAGATGTAGAAGGTTGGCAGGGTATTCGGGTTTTCAATAAGGACGGCACGTTGCATCGAGAACTTAAAGTAAAAATGGGAGGCGGGGCTGATTCAGACCCCATGCGTACCATCTATTTGAACAATAAGACTATTATCATGGAATTAGTAACAATGGTAGCGGAGGAATTATGAGTAAGTGCCCTTTGTGTTATAGCGAGCTTAAAGTTTTTGTATTATCTTTTGGTTCAATAATGAATTTATGCGAAACTTGTGATTTGGAGTTAACGTCTTCTGAGTTATTAGAATTAAAGGCAGCTACCTATGATTCTATAATTAAGCACTTGCTGGATAGCTCTGATGAACGTAGAAGAGAGCAGATACGAACTAAAATAGCACTTAAAAATATTAAAAAATGGGCTAAAGAGAATTTAAGCGCGGCTCATGTTGCGGAGTTAGAAGAGTTTTATGGCTGATGATAAAAAAAGTACAACTTATAGAATTTTTGAAAAATTAGAGCAGACTGAATCTCATTTAGCTGACATTAAAGTGACACTTGCAAAGCAGCACATGTCTCTAGCAGACCATATCCGTAGAACGGCGCTGCTAGAAGAAGAAATGAAACCCGTAGTTAAACACGTGGAGCAAGTAAGGGGAGCAGGTATGCTTCTTGGATTACTGGCACTGCTAGCTACTATTGCCTCAGTTTATTTAGTCTTTAAACCCTAACAAACGAACTTATATATAGGAGTGCGTTTATGAGCATATTAATTGAAGTTTTGAAGCAGATTTTGAAGGCCGTTTTGGTCTCTTTGGTAACTGAGAAGTTTATCAAGGAAGTTATCGTTTACGCACTTGAGAAGTTAGTAGCTAAAACTGACAATGAAGTTGATGATGAGCTTGTCTCTATGGTTAAGAAGGCGTTACAGCCCGCACAACCGGAGCAGCCTAAGTAGTTAGGTAATTTTAGGAAGGCCAAAAGTGAAACGGTCGTTTATTCTCCACGATTTAAAGCCATTTTCTATTAATGCCACTTATTATGGTCAAGGGTTCGTAAAAACTGCTAAGGCTCGTGAGTGGGCTATGGAAGTTTTCCACAGATTAAGTACAGAAGAAAACGAACTAAAATTTAAAGAGTTAAGGGAAGCGTTTGACCCTAAATTGCACGGGTTTGCGGTGACTATGACTGCTTATTACCCAACTGCTCAATTTTATACTAAGCAGGGGATTATTTCTAATAAAGTTTTCGATTTGAGTAATACCGAAAAAGGTTTGCTGGATTTACTCTACTTACCTAAACACGCTCTTAGTCCTGCTCCCCTCGGTTGTCAGAATCTTCAGCTTGATGATAAATTTGTAATAGACTTAATTTCACGAAAAAGACCAACAAAAGACGCATGCCCAAGAATAGAAGTAATACTGGAAGTAATACCGTTACATTTAGAGTAAATCTTAGAATTGCTTTACCCATGCTTTAGCCGCTTCTTAAACATTGCTTCGACTCCACCAAACGTGCCACTACAATCTGGACACATAAAGTGCCAAACACCGTCGTAGCGCTCAGGTATTTCAATGCCTATTTCTCGCTTATAATAATTTCCATAACTGTGCTCTCTATGCTCTTCAGGCACAACTTTGTCTAGCAGGCAAGAAGAGCAGTGGGGACAATATATAGGGGCGTCTGCCTCTGTGGGCATTGGGTCTAGTTTTCCCATGGCGCGTCCATTAAAATTGCAACTAAACTTCCAGTTTCAGCGTTTTTAGCTAGTGCTATAGGCCCGTGCTTTTCTATAAGCTCAAGCCAAGATTTAACCGTGCCCTTAGTCTCAAGTGTGTCTATGACCTTAAAACGGGCTAAAGCTTTCTTAGTAAGTCTGTCAAGTAGGCGATTCATTCGGTTTGCTTCTTCTTGAGTCATTAACTCGCCGTCTCCAAGCACATGCACTTTAATCTTGTCATATAGCAGGCGATGTGCTTCTTTATAAGCCTCAATGTCTTCGTACTTTACAGGTAAGCCTGAGGCTCTGCAGATTTGTAATTTCATAAAATGTCCTCCAAGGGTATGCGTATTTTGTTAAGTAGCTCTCTTTTAACCAAGAAGCCTCTAGTAATATGCGCTTGATTTCTAATATTTATAAGCCACGGGTCTGGGTATAACTCGTTCAACTTATCCACTAAAGAAGAGGTTTTATATACAAAAAATTCCATAGTTATAGGAAACCAATATACATAGTAATCTGTGCCCTTTTTTAGCGCTTGAAAGGCCCCACCAGGTTCTTCATTATAGCTAAATTTTTCAGCAAACAGATTCGGAGTCTTGGTTGGGTCGTAGGAATCTGTTTTTAATTCAATAGTCTTTCCATTCTTAAGTATCTTAAAGTCTGCAACGTAACCATCTAACTGTTCTACTTTATCTTTAAATAGTTCAAAGAACTCATTTTCGGCTTTTTTACCAATCTTTAGACTTTTTTGGAAGTTGTGTACTTTCGCTGACATTTTCTGGCTCCTTTTCAAGGGTTATTACATTGTACATTTTTAAAATTCCTAAAGCTTTCTTAGCTACCTTATGACACTTACTATTAGTCATGAGGGGCAGCTCTTCGCGCATTATTCTGAAGAGTATATCTAGTGCTTTACTCTCAGTCATAGGATAGCCAATATATAGAATAAAATTGCGGTAAGTGCTTTAAAATTAGCAGCTCGCTCCGCCCGTTCCGTTTTTAAAATTAAATCAGACTGAGCAGATATAACTTGCTCTCTACTCTCGGCGGCTTCCGCTAGACCCTGAATCGTCTTCTGCTGTTCCTCCAGGTTGTGGGCTGCTTTCACTAGCAGTACTTTGCACTGTGTTACCTGACTTTCGCAGTCTGCGCTCCTCGATGTCGAGCCAAGCATTATAATCGTGCTTAAAATCATTGTAAGTATTGTCACTCTTACTTTTAAGTTCATTTGCGGTCTCCTGTTTTTGTTTTAGGTCTTTGGTTAGTTTTTCTAACTTTTTACGGTCAAAAAAACGAGTTATAAAATCTATTATCATTTTTACTATTTGGGCTATTGCTGTGTTCACTTCGTCTCCCCATAAACCGTTGCTATTTGCGGTTCTGCTACAAGTGGTAGCGATATTTTATAAGTGTTCTCCATGCTTTCTTTTATAATGTAACATACTTTTGTAGAATCTGCAAGTTTGCAATGTACCACTACTTCATCATGAATTTGTAAAGCAATATAAGCGTCTATAGACTGCCTTTTAAACTCTCTCATGATTGCAATGCAAGCCCTGTTAACTATAGACGCGGCTAGGCTTTGAATCTTGAAGTTAATTGAGTTATTAAGCAGGTTTGAGTACTCTTTTCGGCACTCTTTCATGTAGTTATATTTCCCTGCATATTCGTGGTATTTTTTCCAGAGCCCTAAGGAATCGAGCAACCCGTCTCCATGTTTTTCGTATAACTCTTTGGCACGGGGCATGTGGCGAATACGACCAGTTTCACTTCGCACGTATCCTTGACTTTTTGCCTCTAACTTTGAATTATCCATGAAATTTCTTAGTGCAGGGTAAGCAGATAGATAAGATTCTACTAAAGCATCTGCCGACTTCTGGTCAGTGTTAATTTCAAACTGCAGCTTGTAGCCAGTAAGGCCGTAAGGAATTCCTAGTGCGTAGGCCTTAGCATTTTGTCGAGCGGCCTTGTTCACCTTGCCCAGATAATTTTCAGCGGTTTTTAGGGGACTAACTCCGGTCAACCCTTCAGTGTCAATTGCAATTGTACTATAGAAGTCTTTACCTTCCCTAAAAATAGACTTAAGACCTTCATCACCTGAACAGTGGCTAAATACTTTAGGTTCCAAAGATTCATAATCTGCTCCAATTAGCACGGAGTCTGGTGCAGAGATGATTAAATCTCGTATCACATTATTGTACTTTAGTACTACGTCTGAGGCCGCGCCAGTTTCTAACTTACGAGGCATTTGTTGCATGTCAGAGCCATACCTTCCTGAAACTGTTCGATGCTGCTGAAAGCTTGGATATAATACTCCACTTTCCTGCTCTTCTAAAAAACGGTCTATATACGTTCCTTTAATTTTCACCAACTTATTATAATCCTGAAGCAGAGGCACAAATTTAAAATGGTCTTTTACACTTTCAAGAAACGTATCATCAACTTGAGGCATTCCTGTGGGAGTTCGGCTTAAAGGCTCACACTTTAGAGTGTCGAAGAATATTTTCTTAAGGTGGTGCTTTGAGCTTAAATTAACTGCAGGCCTGCCACCATGAATTGCTAATTGCACGTCTTTAATTAGGTTAGCGTGAAGTTTTAAGTTATTTCTTAAAAACTGCTTAAGAGTACAGGCATCGGGCAGCGCATCTACATGCTTTGCTGCTAGACTAAATTTACCTGATTCAAGTCTTGGCAATCCTGCTCCTACTAACTCGCCCAAGGCTTGCACAAAAGGGCCAGTTGTGGTTACGGGATAATCTTTATTTAAAAACCATGTCTCAAATAGAGCAGTATGTGGAGCCAGTTCTTCTTGTATTTTATCTTCCAAGGCAATTAAATCAAAATCTAATTCAGTTTTGGTACGTTCCAAGAGGGGCATGTCAATAGGCACGCCTGCTAATTCCATAGGTATGGTCACTTCACGGTAAAGGGGCATAACTTCGTCATTTAGGAAAAAGTCTACAAGCCCCTGCTCTTCTAATTCGCCCATGTAATGTTGAAACACGCGCCAAGTTAGCACGCAATCTTTAATACAGTATTCGGCTAACAATTTAAGGTCGGCCTTAAAATACTGATGAACCGTGCCACCATTTTCTTTAATGGAAGCTTTCATAGCAACTTGCTCGTCTGTAGAATCTTCTCCCCACAAGTTTGAAGCAATGTCTTTGAGACCAAAAGGGAAGTTTTCATCAGCGGTGTGCTTGGCCAGCATGGAGTCTGCATATAATTGGGGAACTAATTTAACGCCAAAATAATTTAGAGTGAATCGTAAGTCGAAGGATGCGTTGTGACATATAAGTTTGGTCTTATTGGAGAGCAGGGCCTCAAGCACTAATTGACAGTCGGATTTTGGAACCAGTTCAACCAACTGTTCACCATCCCAGGACAAGTGAGCAACGTACACAGATTCTGTACCGTTTGAGAGGCCGAATCCTATAATCTGACCTTTTCTAGTATTTAGTGAAGTAGTCTCTATATCAAAGACTAATGTTTCCGAAGAGTATATTAGGTCTAGAGCCTGCTTCATGTCTAGAGATTTAGTTATTATCACATAAACTCCGGGTTAAGTTAAAAAAAAGAGCGGGCACCAAAGGAGAAAGCACCCGCTCGCGAAGATTTATAAACTAGTCTGCAATTCCTACGATGTAGGAATGGCTCATTTTGCCCTTCATCTTGCCTGCAGTGATTGGCTTCATTCCTAAGTACTGAATTTGTACGTAGGAACCAACTGCTACTTTAGCCATTTGAGAAGCTAAAGAGCCAGTGCTATTGAGCACGATTAAATTTCCAGACTCAGTGCGAACTTTATAATCTGACTTTGCGTCATCAAATGAGTTCGGAAGAGTTCCTTCGAAAATGCCTTCAGCGACTACGCCAGTAGTGCCTGCATCGGCTAATTCCTTTGGGCGGATAAAGGTGATACCACCTGCTTTACTGTCATCATTTTCCAGAGACTTACCATTCACAGACTTAAAAGTGCGTGTTCCTGCTGCTAAATCTGCTTGCTCTGCTAATTGTTCGTTCTTTGCTCCCATTTTTGCTCCTAGGGTTTAGCTATCCATAATTGGTAGCTATGTTTTAACTCTACTCTAATTTTTGGTACTTGTCAAGTCTTAAATCGCTTCTTAAAAATGGATGGGGTAGCCTGGCTCTACTCAGGCAAATAGGTGAAGGTTACAACTTCATAGCCTACAGGTACGCTCCCTTGCGGTTTCTTTTCGCCATACCCCAAAAACTAAAACAAATTTAAAAGTGAGCGGGTGGAGTTTACGCAATATCCACTATTGGGGCTTATTCTCCTGAAGCTGCGACGCAACAAAGGAATTATTATTCACCCTCGGTCCATTGTCTGGCAGTGCCTCTATCGTCTAGCACCTCCGCTCTTAATTACTATCTCACTTTATGGTTGACTTGTCAAGTCTTGAGTTTACCCTTTATTTAATGTCTGAAATTTTAGCGCCTGGGGCCAAGGGAGCCCCAAAAGACTCATGCAACTCTTGAGATAGGGCTAAAGCACGCCACGCTACAGAGCTTATTTCGGTTAATATTGCCTGCTTACCGAATGGGGTTAAGGGACTATCGGCTCTATTGGCAGCGGCCAGTAGGTCTTCTAAGTCTATAAGGTGTCTTAAAATGCAATCGCTGTGGTCCATTGATTTCCCCCTAGCATGGTGCAATTCTTGCCCCGGATTGTGCTTGTCATTGCCTATTTTTGAGATTCTTGAGACCCCTGCAAGTGCAGCCGGAAAGTATTTAAGCACGCCCCTAAAAATTGGGCAATCTTTGCGCTCTTGGGAGTCTATAGGTAGACTAAATTTAGATTTCATCAATTTCCTCCTGAATACGTTTTTCAACCGTTACTGAAGCAGGCCATAAACCAGTCTCGCAGCATTTTTTATAAATGTCAAGTGCTTTAGTTATTTCTGAGCGCCCCTTCATAATAGTTTCTTGGCTCATTTTGTAAACTTGACAGTCTAGTTCTTGCTTGGATATTGGAATCATGTAAAAGTCAAAGGGGCGACCATAGTGCAGCTCTGCCACCCAAGAATAAAGCGCGGCTGAAAGTCCATAGCCAAACTGGGTCATGGTCATTTTGAAACTATCTCGTTCAACACTAAAGCTAGATGTTTTTAAATCTAAGCCATAGCCCTCATTAATGTTAATCGCGTCAAAACGTACTTTAACCCCTACTCCATTTAACATTGCACAAATTGAGTATTCTTTCTCTGTATTTTCCATGAGGCGCACTGCTATTGGATTAGCTTCGTAGGCACGCTTGTAAGCAAGACACTTGGCCTTTTGGGGTTTAGAAATTATAAGTTTACCGGGATTGTCTAACTTAAACGCTTCAAATTCTTTTCCTTGTTTTCGCAACCCATCAAAGAAAGCATAATCTTCATTTATAGTTTCCGGCTCAAGGATAAGACTATGCAAAAATGAGCCTTCGGTAAAGGCAGGGTTTTCTACTTCTACTTTTGGATTTATTCGCTCTTCTTGAAATGCAGCCGGGCTGTGAAGTAATTTTTTAAGAGAGCTGCTAGACAAATAACTCTTATCACCATGATAATCGCGGTTGTTGCACTTATTGAGACCAATTTGTAACTTGTAACTCATTTTAAAATTCCAATCTAGCAGCGGCACACGCTTCTTCAAAAGTAAAGTCATTATTACTTGTTAAATTATCATAAGCTATAGATACAAACTTGGCTCGCTTCTCTTCAGGTAACTCAACTTCCTCAAATCGGTTAAAGAGCCAGAAAAAGAAAGCGTTGCGGCCCATGCCTGTTCTGTTCATAACTTCTTGCGGGTCATGAATTGCAGTCAGCACGTTTACGGTTACGAATTGCTTTTTCTCATCCTTAGTGTATTCTCTTTTAGTGTATTCTGGCAGGTCTGGAAGGCGGGCCATAAGTAACTCATTTGGAATTCGCCCATTCATGTATATTAAGTCTTGAGTTTTTTCAGTGTCTGGTCTGAGCCTGCCCGGAAGGCGAGAGAGACGACTAGGATTCTTGCACATTGGGTCTGCTTCTGGCACGAGTAGGAGCAGGCGTTTAGCCACGTTCATGTACTCTTCATAAGTTTCTAATGGGGTCTCAAGACTAATAATAAAATGGTATGAAGAACCTCCTGAGTACACGATACTGGATACTGGTATTCTAGAGCGAACATAGGCAATTTGTTGGTCTAGAGGCATTTTGTCTAGCTCAATTAAGAAATTTCTATAGCACACCACATTACAATCAGCGCGACGCGGAGCATATTGAGAGTGCCAGTCTTTGGTTGGGTTTAGGTCTTGTAGCGGGTGCAGTTCATTAATGCAGAAATATAGGTCCTCTGGGTATGGGGTGCTTTTAACCTTGTATCCATACGGAGATTCGGTGAAGCAGGTCGCGCTATCCGAAGCAAATAGTAAGTTTAAAAAACTTCTCATAAAATGCGCTCCTGTTTCATTGCGTCAATAAGGGCAGCAACTTCATTCTCATTCATAGTAACCTGATTACCGTCAACTATTACTTTGGCCTTCATGTGAGCAGGTCCGTGGACTTCAAGGTGCTTTACTTGGTCAATAAAAGATACTTTATAAATGTCTACAAGCATGCGCTCAGTTAAGGCTACAAACTTTTTCACTTTTTGCCTTTTTTGGTTTTGCGCACTACTAGTCCATTCTGCTCAGAAACTATTTCTATGGGCAGTTTTGAGTTGGCTAATTCCCGAAGTAAATAATTCTCTAAATGGTGCCCGGTTGCTGTTTCAAAAATATCTTCTTTTAAAAAGCTGTACCCTAAATCCCAGCCGTGGCCTTTTTTGGTAAAATGCTCTCTAATGCCTTTCATTACCTTCTTGGCTGCTTTCCTAAACTCTGGAATCGGTGCTTTGGCTTTCTTAAAAATTTCTAAAGGGATGATTATAGTGTCTTTAGAATTTTTTAACTTTCCCTTTAGTTTTGTTACTTTTTTTCTCACTTTTAGTTACTCCTTTTGAATGTAGCTCCATTGCTACTAGAACATTTACTATAACATCTATTTCTACGTTTGACAAGTTTGAAACGGCGTTCAAAAAGTTTAAGGTTTCTACGTTTAACTCTAGGTCTACAGACTTCCATGATTTAGGTGCTTTAAGTTTACTCATTTTAACCCCATTAATCTTTTAAAAGCTACTTCAACTTGGAGCGGAGCCACGGCATTACCAAGGGACTTATTTCGGTCCACGAGGTTGGGTAGCCCATCAACCATTCGACCCACTGAGGGTTCAGTTTTCCAAAAGTCTGACCTGTAGGCTTCATCATATCCGTGCATGGAGTTTCCCCGGAATTCGCTACTTGCTCCGCAAGATTGCCTGGAGGGACAGTTGTCCTGCCCGAACTTGCTCTCCAAGCTTTCCTGTACTCTAGAGCCTCCTTCGACCGGGCTCCTATTGACGTTGCGGTTGGAGTGAGCCAATAAGAACCAGCGCTCCCTTTTATGCGGGGCTCCAAGGCTTGCGGCGCTAAGACACGTCCAGCGACAGTCATACCCGATTTTGGTAAATTCCCGTATAACTGTAGATAGTCCTCTAGTTCTAATGGCTGGCACGTTTTCGAGGAAGACGAATTTTGGGTTGACTTCTTTGGTAAGTCTGATAATTTCTGAGAATAAACCACTTCGCTTTCCTTCCAAGCCTGCTCCAAGACCTGCAGTGCTGATGTCCTGGCAGGGAAATCCGCCGTAGATAATCTCGACCCCACTAGGTAACACGGAGCCAGTAAGCGATGTAACGTCGTCCCAGATTGGAGCTCTAGGCAATTGCCCATCTGCAATTCTTGACAGCAGCACCGATTGTGCAAACTTGTCTTTTTCACAATAGGCAATTGGTCGCACCCAGTTTGAGAGTCCGAGTGTGATGCCTCCGATTCCAGAAAACAAATCCACCCCATGTAGCATATGTCCTTCCTTTAGTGATTAAACATTTCTGCGTCTAACTCAGTCTTAAGACTATCATAGAAGTTGCAAATTTGCAAGTTTGTGTTCATGTAGGTAATACCTTCCAAATGGACTCTCCCAAGAACTGCGTGGCCCATTTCATGAAAAATTAGGGCTCGCCTTTGACTGGGGCAGGCGTACTTCCAAGAGGCAGGATTGATTAAAATAGTTATAAAGCCCTCGGAGCCTTTTATAAACCGTCCGGCCTCATCTCCATATAATTCTGCAAATTCTACAGTAATGCGGTCTTGAGACGTTTGGGCCAAAGCATTAAACTCGGCTACGTAAGGAGCCAGTTCGGGGTTAATTTGACCTTTATCAGGCTGACCACATGCAGAGCTAAAAACGGCTAATACGCTAATTAATATTCTGACTATTAACACAAAATTCCTTATCTACCTTAATAACTCGAGGAGTCAAGTATCCCTTTACTTCCGAGTATTCAGATATGTCTAAGGTTAGCACAGTCTCTGTAGATTGCAAGACTATTCCTTTAACTGCAGTCTCAACGCTCGTATACGCTCCATTTTGAGAAAGTGTTACCAAAATAAGACACCAGTATATCATAAAATGCCCCAAAGTTTAGCGAGAGCGGCTAGGAGAATAAAAAATTCTGTTATTACAAATATTAAAATTAGGCTAACTAAAATGCGATAAAAGAGACCGTTACTCATTTGCATTCCAAACTATGTATCCACCGAAGCAAGAGGCAAGCCAGGTGAGGGCTTTTTTAATCTCCGCATCCGTGTTTGGTTTTGAGTTCCCGAAGGCCGTTCCAATGTCGTTTCTCCAAGCTTGAGTATCTAAATTGCGATAAAAAACTTGAGCTACAAAGTCCGGTAACTGCTTCATTACTACGTGTCCGGTTTCTGGACGGGTTAATTTGTTCATTCTAATCCCCCTTAGTTTGAAATGTGTTTTCTCGTACAACTAGGCCACATGACGCACAGGTTAGCGGAGCCCTTTTGATGCGCTCAAAATCCTCACAACCTTCGGGTAACCAGCCTGTTTCATCTCTGCGTCTCCAAGTGTGCCTAATGCACGTAACTGGGTTATAATTTTCAGAGGCAATATTGGCTCCATAAAGTAGCATGGCTGAGCCTGCGAACAATAGCCATAATGCAAAAAATAACACGGAGCCTCCTAAAAATCTTAAAACGTAAAACCATAAACTAACTTAATACTATCTTGTTTTATTACAAAAGTCAAGTCTTTAGTTGCTCTTAAGTTTAGCTCGTGTTTGGCCATAAGTACATATAAAGCAGGCGTGGCTACCGATGCAGGCTTTCCCACAGTCTTGGTAACTTGTTTTGAGGCCATTTTAACCTCAGACTTAAGAGCGGGACGCGATTCGTAGAGTGCTTTGAGGGCAGTACTGCACTCGTACCCACCCAAGCACAGACTAAGAACTAAGATTTCGAGAGTGGCCAAGGGATAACTCCAATGATGAAGCCAATTGTGAACATTATTAGGATGCCTGAGACGCCTTGGGGCAAGTATGGGCCTAAAAATGCTCCAACGACGAAGGCTAAGGAACCTCTTACAATAAATTGTATCACTTTAATTCTCCTTTGTTAATTAACTTTTTTAAACTGCAATCCAAAACCAGTGCTCTTAAAACGGTATGAGGTAGGCTCTAAACCAAAAATGTCTTTAGGGTAGACTTTCCATCCAGCTAGAAATTCTCGATTTTTAGTTCTTAAGTAGAAGCAAGAGTATAAACCTTGCCACGCAAAAAACCAGTGAGGTTCTTTGGAAAAGTACTTGCTTACCAGTTTGTGGGACTCTGGTTTATATAAGTCCATGTAATTTACAAAAGAACCGATAAAGCGAACTTTGGCCGGGTTAATTTTAAAGGACAAGATAGGCACGAACCTAAGATTAGAAACTGGGTTCCTTGAAGCGCTCCAGTATGTAATCTGCTTAAATAAAGAGCTAAACTGTTTATAATTTCGATTTGCAATTCCATCTATTTGATTGTCCCAAAGCCACATTATGGGCCAAGTGAAGTGATATATAGGACCATCGTAGGGTTTTCCAAGATTTTCGTCTGTTTTTATATACGCTCTGCAGAGTGCTGCTATCGGTATAAAAATCCAGCCTAGGATTATAAGCACGGTAAATAGAAGGGTCATGCCTAGGATTAAGGTAACTTGAGTTATTAGTTTTAGGTAATTCATTTCATTTTCTCCAGTGCTTCGCATAAGTCGCAAGTCGATAAGTTTTCTAGTTCGTGACAGCAGTAACAATCGTGCTTCATCGCCTTGCGAGCAATCTCCAGTTTCTCTTTAAGCTGTGAATTTTCAGTTATAAACTTAACTAATGTAGCCTCACAGTTTTCGTAAGCAAACTTAAATTTATCTCTATCTAACCTCAACGCCTCATTCTCAGCTTTGAGTTTTTCATATAGCATATCCCATTCGTCGTTATGTCTAACCATCGGGACTCGCTCCTCACGCGCCACAGGCTCATCATTCACATTATCCGTAGGAATAACAGGTGCAGTCTTCACGTTATTCGTAGGAATAATTGGCTCATTATGGACAACCTCATGACATTTACACGACTCACCATCATCGCAGCCGATTGCCCCACATTGCTCACATTGGTAGACACCGTTACTCATTCTATCTTCTCCTCACCTGTGCGGTTAGTTTGCTGGCTCATAAATTAACTCTTCTATTTCTACAACCTGAATGTCTGGCGGCAGTGATGAGTCAGACGGCTCATCTAAACTAATTGGGGAAAGAAATGGCATTTTTCTTTTAACTATTATTGGTATTTTCTTTTCTAATCTCTTCGGATATATGCAAACTAAATCATCTTGCGAACGATATGGACAAGCATATAATTCCTTAGTGAATGTAAAACCAACGATGTAGCTTTGAAACTCACTATCAATTGGTAAGTAACATTTATTTTCTGAGTATTTTTTTAGGTCAACGTAAACATCGGCATCTTTGAAAACTAAAAAATGCTGCCACTTGTGGTCGCTAATTATTGCATTGAAAACTTCACGTTCAATCTCTAAACCTTTAATTTTCACTCAACCACCAACTTCTTTCTAATCTGCTCAATAGCGTGTCTGGCTCGCTTGCCTTTATCTATTTCTATAAGCGCAGTAACGTCTGAGTTTGCTGCAACATATTCACCTGTGTCTGTTCGATACGCTATTAAGTAGTTTTTTTCTTTAGCGTAAAACTCAAGTTCCTCCACAGCCAAAAGCAATTCTGGTAACAAGAACTCGGCACCTTTTTTAAACGCCTCACTATGAAAGCGCTCACTCGCCGCCTTCTCAATCCTCTGCTCAATCGCTTGTTTAAGGGAGGTCATGGCTACTGACCGACAAGTGAAGCTGGCTGATAACGCATTTCAAGTCTCAAAGAGCCGATGTTAAGGCTTTGCAAACCATATTTTTGCATAAGCTGTAAAGTCGCCTCTAGTTGTTCTGGCTTAATAGTGCTTTCGTATAGTCTGTGTTCAATTTCTGCTAATCGTTTTTCAAAATACAGCCTTGTTTGTTCGTCCATTTTACACCTCATATTGTTATTGTTTTCTGTATTCGCACACGCTATCTCGTCGCTCATATAGTCTCCTTTGTTTCTAAAAGTCTTATGGCTCCGCACTCTCTTTTATAGGAACAGGCACTTTTTCAATAACATCTGCAAACTCTCGCAATTCTTTGGCAGCTTTTTTTAATTTAGATAATAGGCTTTTATGGGTATAGAGGTGTTGATACATACCATGAATGTTTATTTCGTCGCCCTCTCTTGGTTCCTTGTTATCTGAATCATGGGTAGAATAATAGCCAAGCAGATTAGCCATTTCATTCTTTGTCATTTGAACTACATAATGATTTTGACCTTTTGCCATAATTTTCATCTTATTTCTCCTTTGTTTCTAAAAGTTTTCTTGCCTCGTCTAAATTCTCACAAGCGCGGCAAACATAAATACCTGTATGATAATGTGCCACACATTCTTTTTGTAACGCACCCTCAAGCACATCAATAACAGCCACACAATTTGATAAGGCTTGGCGGAGTTCTTCTATAAATAATAAATGGTCTGGGCAATGGTCAACATCAAGCAAGAGCAACTTTTTATACTTATCGGTCACGTAAACCTACCTTGGTAACCCAGAAACATATCTGGGGCTTGTAAGTAAATCATAATCTATATGATGCCAAAAGTCAAGGCTAGAATCGTGTATTTTTACTGTTTGCGCTTTTAAGTCTATTTTCCAAGGTCGTCCAGTATATCCTAGATTCCAATAGTGAAGCGTTACATCCCAAATGCCTTTAGAGCTCGGCTCCACACTAAGCACCTCAATGCACACGTCTTTCTGGTACTCGTGCATATAGAATTCACCAATTTGCAATTTGTAATTTGTAATATTTTGGTTCATTTTTGGTTTCCTTCTTTAATTAACTTTAAAGCCTGCCTAATTACTAGCCCGCTAAAAATAGCAGCGCTTTGACTTGACCCAGTTAGGGTAACTCCGCCGCCGTCTTTATCTGTCCCATCTATTACTATGTCTACAAAGCGTCCATAATTAGATTTTGAACTCTTAAGATTGCCTATCATGTATATTCTGGGGTCAGCGCATGCTGGGTATATAATGCACCCTTCTTTATTAAGGTCTAGGGACTTATTACCGGCAGCGGCCACAATTACGATTTTCTTATCCAATATGGCTTTTATTAAACGGCGCTCTTCTGAAGTTCCGGTGTCTATCCCTGCAGAGCTAATGTTTATAAGTGCCGGTCTATTCTTTTCTAAGTAGCTTAATGCCCCAAGATACGCTTCATAATCAAATTCAGGTTTTCCGTTTTTGCTACTAAAAACCTTAAGTACTTTAATGCAGTAATCTCCAGACCCTGCATTTTGCATTATTAAACTTACTACATTAGAGCCATGTAGCAGTGGGGCAATGTCTGAAGTACTTCCAGATTTAGTAAAGTCTAGCAGTCCAAACTTGCACAGCGGAGCGTTTACTTTAGCTTGATTAAGACCTGTGTCAATAACTGCAACTTCAATCGTGGCTTTTGCGGAAAAGCTAAAAACGGTTAAAAGTAAACTTATAAAGTATTTCATTTAGACATCCTAACACGATTTAACTTTTCTTGCAAGTCTTGCATTGCTTTATTTTCAAACAGAGAGTGCATGGCTCTAATCGCGTCTCCTTTAGATTCACAAATAGTTTCCCACCACACGGCTCCAGTGTTCGTGTCAGTAACTTTTAGGCCAAAGAGGCCGTCAGCCCCTTCTTCAATATCTATTACTATGTTACTATAACAGTGGCTCATCCTACGCTCCTTTAAATAATTTTTGAGTCCCGTTATCTGAAACAGTGGCATAGACCTTGCCCCACAACTTAGGATTACCCATGCGGACAGCGTATTCTAAAGCCGCGTCTTGGTTCATAAGTAAGCACGCTGCTAATTTTTGGAGAGCTTCTAAGGAATCCATAGACTCTTCTTTAATACAGTTCTCAAGATTTTTTAAAACTTTAAGGCGAGTTTCGGTTAAAGTTTCTTTCAACTGGTCTAATTGTGATGGCTTAGTATGTTTCATGTTTATTCCCATGTTTGCATTTTTTAGTGTGTTTGTGTTTTTTCTTTTTCTTCCCGTTGCTAGTATTAGTCTCCTGGTTTATATTGACATTATTGTTCGTAGTCATATCTTGGTCAATTTGCACGTTCGTGTTTGTGTTATTATTTGAGATATTATTAGTACTTGTAGCGGTACATGTTACAGGAGCACTTACAACCACAGTTACAGGTTGGCTTGAAACTTGAGCTGGAAAAGTAAAATTAGTCCCGTCTGGGCACGTTACTTGAGCAGTTCCATCTACGCTTTCCGTGACTGTACAATTTTGAACCACGACTTCCGGTTCTGGTTTTTTAGCAAAGTCAATATCAGCACAGCCCACAGTTCCTAGTATTGCTAATAACGTTATCAATTTTATTAAACATTTCATTTTAAATCTCCTTCTTTGGTTTCTAGTTTGGCGGTTTCTAGTTCTATAGCTCTGATTTGGGCGACCACGGACGCTTTTAGGATGTAAGGACCCTTTTCAGCATCTGGGTACTTTACATAAAAGCCCGATTCTAGGCCTTTTGCGCGTCTTAAATCTTGCATGTTTAACTCTCGGTTTACTATTCTTGCAGGCATGTAGCGACTCATTTTTTGGCTCCTTTGTTTGTTTTAGCTTCATATTGTTTTAAAGATTTTATAAAGCGGCCATAGGCATTTATTTGAGCAGGGGTGTACTTTTCTTTTGTGCCTATTTTTCGAAAATTTTGTAGCCAGTATTTAAGAGTGCCTGTGTGACAACCTATTCTGAGGTGACCTGCAAAGTAGCAGGCTAGATGCTTTTCAAATTGAAATTCTAGTTTTAGGCTACTTTTAATTTCTACTTTTTGCTCACTTTCCATTATATAGGCTCCGCTTAAATCGGCTCCGCTTAAATCGGCTCTGCTTAAATAGGCTCCGCTTAAATCGGCTTCGCTTAAATTGGCTCTGCTTAAATCGGCTTCGCTTAAATCGGCTCCGCTTAAATCGGCTCCGCTTAAATCGGCTCCGCTTAAATTGGCTCTGCTTAAATCGGCTCCGCTTAAATCGGCTCCGCTTAAATTGGCTTCGCCTAAATTGGCTCTGCTTAAATAGGCTCCGCTTAAATCGGCTCCGCTTAAATTGGCTCTGCTTAAATAGGCTCTGCTTAAATCGGCTTCGCTTAAATCGGCTCCGCTTAAATCGGCTCCGCTTAAATCGGCTTCGCTTAAATCGGCTCCGCTTAAATCGGCTCCGCTTAAATTGGCTTCGCCTAAATTGGCTCTGCTTAAATTGGCTTCGCCTAAATTGGCTCTGCTTAAATAGGCTCCGCTTAAATCGGCTCCGCTTAAATTGGCTTCGCCTAAATTGGCTTCGCCTAAATTGGCTCTGCTTAAATTGGCTCTGCTTAAATAGGCTCCGCTTAAATCGGCTTCGCTTAAATCGGCTCCGCTTAAATCGGCTCCGCTTAAATTGGCTTCGCCTAAATTGGCTCTGCTTAAATAGGCTCTGCTTAAATAGGCACGCACTCCAGTTTGTTCATTGTTTAACCAGAGTTGGTGTCGTTTTAAAACTTCTTGTAAGTTCACTTTTGGTCTCCTTTATCATCTAACTTTCTTAAATCATATTAGCTTATCGGTTTCAAGTCAAGATACTTTAGCACTATTTAAAAAAAAATTAACGTTTCATTCATTTAGAATCTTAAGTGCTTGATTTTATTCAGCTTTCTTGGGAACGGAGTTTCCCACTTTAGTGATATAACTAAACTCAGGATAGAGCTCAGCATCCAGGTCAATCAAGACTTGGGCATCTTGTAACGCGCCTGTAGCCAGCTTTTTAAACTCGCCTTCAGCAATTGCTCTTCGGTTCTTAATAGATGCTATGAATTGAGTTGCGGTTTGTATTCTTTGGGCTCTTTTATCTTGGCTCACTTTTGTTCTCCTTCATTAGTTTTTTCATTTTTTTCTAAAATTTGAATTTGGTCTAGTGCGTCTTGGGCAAATAGTCCTTCAGTACTTAAGCAGCCTCCGGGTCTAGTACTATTATTAGCCGTTCTTAGGATATTTAATAGGGCTAACTTTGCCACATAAAACTTGTCGTTAAAATTTGCGTTGTTACTTTTCATTTTTGGTCTCCTGTTTTTAGGACTAATTTGTATTCCGACTCTTCTTCAGACACTCTAAGATAGTTGGCCAACATTAATTGATGAGCTTCTTCTATGGCCTCTTGTCTTAAATCATCTTCATCGTATAAGTGGTCTTTGTATCTTTCTAGTAGCATAAGGTACATCTTTACTGCTATTTCTAACCTCTTGTCTTGCTCTTTTTCAGTTTTCATGAACATTTTTACCTCCGTTAATTAGTTTATAATTTATGTCTGTTTTTTTATTATCAATTCCTAAATAATAAGTACTACCATCAATAATTTCTTGCTTAATTCCTTTGGTAGCTAGTAAGCGGCTAAAGTCCTCTTCTAAGAAAGAGGCATTTTGCCTTATCCCATATTTTCCCAGATACCCAGCTAGAGCCTCATGTACATCTATTTTTAGTAGCTTAGCTTTTGGGCTAAAGTCTAGGAACAAGTCTACAAAGCGCATCATGATTTCAGATTCTTTAGCAGCGCAGACAGCTTTTATTTTATGCACCATGCTTTTGGGAACTCTTAGGTTTACGTTATTAGGGCAGTGGGCTATATAGGCCTCTTTACATTGTAATAAGAAAGCAGGCACTTCCTTCTCTAAGTTGTATTCAAAATCAGGGTCTCCAAATTCATCTTGAAAAGTTGCAACTTCACATAGAAGCAGTCTTGAGCGTTCTGAGTTGTCGTTGTAGTTAATTTTTGGAAAGAAATTTGATGCTACAAGTAATTTACTATAAACTTGGGCAGAAAATTCAGTTTGATTTTTTTTATTTATAAGCACAGTATCTCTCCCAAGAAGCGATTTAATCTTTTCAGATTTGAGGATGTAAGTATTCTTGCAATCCATATAAACGGCCATTCGCTTTCCAAAGGCCTGGCCAAAGAAAAAAGTTTCATCATAAGTTCCCTTAGATATGCTTAAAACATAATCGCGACCTAAAAATGCGCTTAAGGCATTTATGGCCGAAGATTTGCCGTCTGAGCCTTCTCCCTTCAGCCACAAAGCTTGTCTTCCGGTATTGCGAGGTTCAAAAATAGACCAGACGTAGGCTTTAAATATTTCGGGGTAGTCCATACGAGATAGGAATGAGTCCCAGTTTGGAGTGTCTCCATGTTTTAGGATGGCTGGGTCTAGTACTCTAAAGGCTGGCTCAAGAGGGCTCCAAGAAATAGCAGCCGGAGGGGTATGTAGCAAGTTACTGGAGTCCATTATGAAGCAGTTGTATAAACTGTCAACAAAAGTCTTGTGGGTAAACTTGGTCTGATAAGTCGTTGCGTGTTGACCTTCTTCGAATTCCAATTTTACCGCTTTGTCAGCCTTAGGACTGGCAACGATTAGTGACCTAAACTTGTCCATTTCGCAATCTCCACATAGAGTAACTTGATTTAGCTCATTGGCTGCGTATAGCTTATCGGAACCCGCCTTAGCTTCCCTGAGAAGACCTAAAAACGGTTTTAGGACTTCGTAGGACTGCGTTACAAAAACCTGAGCATTGGCCTTTGGCTTCTTAAGTTGGGCCTTAGTAATACCCGTCTCTTTCATAGTCCCCATAATTTCGGTTGCTTTACTTTCAGGATTGCCTAATTTAATGAGCTTTTCAAGTATCGTAGCCGGAGCTACTGGAGATTGTCTAAAAGAGTTGTAGTAGCAGGCCTCATCGGTCAGCCATTTGTACTGCTTTAAAAAATCGCTTAAACTTTGGGACATTTTTGGCCTCCTTTTGGTGGTTTTATAATAGCACGGTCCTTCAGCATCGGTCAAGTTTAAAATGACTTTTAAGGTCGAGTCAATAAAATCAACTATTTAAGCAACATAAAATCAAAGTCATATTCACTAGCAGCATATCTCACTCACAGTTACTATATATATAAAAATACTTTCCCCTTAAAATAACACTACTACTGTAATAGTATTAAGGGGTTAACCTGTAATCAACTACTTAGGTCGTTTACTGCGTGAGAGATTACTCCCTAGTGAACTTAACTTTGTTTTTAAGTGACTTAAGTACTTGAAATCATTAGACCGAGGTTGAAAGTCATTTTTAGTCATTTTTCTCATCTCCTTTATATTCGATTTGGCAAAATCAGTGTTTCTATATCTGCCTCAACTAAAAACTCATTAGTCAGGGTGGCTGCTACTTTTGCGTCAACGGGGACAATCATGTACACCGACTTGCCCTTAAAACGCTCTACAAAGACTTCAGCTGCTTTCTTAGTAGCTACCCTAGGCTCCTGCCATAGGTCTTCGCAAAAAAGCATGTACAGGTCATCCTGGACTGCCTGGAGCGTTCTGTGGTACAACTCTGCTCTTGGACTTATAAAAGTCAAATTATCAACACTGACCCTTGGTTTTATGCCTGGTGATTTTCTAAAAGGACCTCCCATAAAACTAATCCTGCCTTTCTGGTTCGCTGTTTGGTATCCACAAATGTATGTACTCTTCCTGACCGTCTTCAGCCGTGCTTAGGTCTGGCTCTTGAGTCGGCTCCACTACTGGACACTCTTGGGATGGCTTATTAAGAACGTACGTCCAAGTCATGTCTACGTTCTCTACCCAGCGTCCAGGAGGTCTTGGCAGCGCTGGCTCAGGTTCAGGCCGCTGACTATAAGTATCTATAATCTCATCTAGAGTTTTAGGCTGCCGTTGCCCGTTTTTAGGTCCTGTCATGGCACATTCTCCTTAGTTATTAAATTTATAAATTCCAAGTAAGCCTCAGAGCTGAGCTGCTTCACAACTTTGAAGACTCGGGCTGCTTCGTCTACCCTTCCTTCCCGCTTACCTCTTTGGTATCCTAAAAAGTAACTATAAACTCCTATTAACACAACTGATATAAATAGTGCCACGGCTAATCTCCTTTAAATTTCATTAATAAGTATTTTTTATTAAGTTCAATTAAAACTGCCTCGACCCAGCAAGCTGCTATTCCTACTCTACTGCCTTTGGCTCTCTCTATCTGCATAGCAAGACTCCACACGTTCTCTAGGTCCAACTGCTTTATGTAAAACTCAATACTTGCGTTTCTACCTTTTTGCATTTTAAGCCGCCTTTTGGTTTTTTAAAAGTTCAAGAGCTGCTGATTTTTTAGAATAAGTGCTTAAAGCATGTGCAGCATAATTATAATCCATTTCAATTCCATACTGGCGAGATAGTCTTATTGCGTTTTTCCAAGCCCTAAGCTCCATGCCTGCCCCAAGCGCATCAGATTTAATCATGCGCTCAACGCTGTTTCCAAAGTCCATGTAATGACCCATTTCGTGTAGTAATATAGTATTATAGTGAAGCTCGGTTCTTGGCACATCTGTAAAAAACATGTAACGAACTTCATAAGTAAGTGGATTATAATTAATTCCACAAGCGTCAGGGTGAAAGCCATGAGAGTATAAAGGAACTGTTATAATCTTTATCCTCCTAAACCTCCAAAGCAGTCTAATAACTGGTGCTGAGATGTGCTTTACCTCTTTAATATTATGAATAAAATAGTCCACTCTGACCTCCTTTTTCAATTCTTATATTGCTCTATCGGTAAACTTATTAAAACACTTTAGCAAATATTTGCAGATTCTACAAGATTTATTTTTGCCAAAAAAGTCTCAAATTTAGGATTTTCTAAAACCAATTTAAGTTTTCAAATCCAAAAATGGTTTTCGTTTTTGGTTTTCCAGAACCGATTTAAGTTTCCAAAAAGTGGCACGCTTGGCACGTATCAGATTGAGAAATCCTAAAGTGAGACATGGCACGAATCTTGCTTGCACATGCAATTTCCATGCCAACTCAAAATGAGACATGGCCTAAAAATTGCAATAATGCAAAATCGGTGCCAAAATTGCCACTCGTGACCTCTAGGTCTCGCTGGTTAGCATACTTAAGTATCGGTCAAAGGCTTTAAAAACTTTAAGCCTAAATTAAAAATAATTAAAATAATTTTAAGCTCAAGGCCTGCTAACCACTAACCTTGCTTAAGGCTTGCCGTGCTTGGCTTGCCCGTTTGACCTGCTACTGAGTCCTTGCCCAAGTTTAGGTCTAAGTCTTAGGCCCGGTTTAAGGTCTAAGTCTTAAGACCGTGCTTAACCTTGCCTCAATAGGTTAACCTTAAGGGTTAAGCCTTGAGACCGTGCTAAGCATGGCCTGATAAGTTAATCTAAAATCTGCTCCTAAGGCTTAACTCCAATTTTGTCTAAGTATCTTAAGCACGCTGCAAGTCGAGGCCCCACAATAGGTTTTGAGCCCAAGTTATACCTGCAAGGCCAAGTCTTAGGTTCGCGTGACTCGTAGCGCCGTCTAAAATCGGCCAAGATTAAGGCTCCTGAATTAAGGTTGTATTTATAATCGTGCTTTAATCTTAGCGCGTCAAGTTTCCAAGTCTTAGCGGTCTGCCTATTAACTTGAGCCAAGCCAGTATCATGAGTTTTTGTGTTATAGGCTTGCAAGTCAAGGCGTGACTCATGAGTTACTATTGCTAAGTACAGACCCGGACTAAGACCATGCCTTAAGGCCGCTGCTTTAATTTCGTGTTTTATAACTTGAATTGAAACGACTTTAGGCCTGCTTAAGGCCGTGCTTTGAGTTGAAATAGGTATAAGAGGACCTGCTATAAGCAAGGCCCCTAAGGTTTTAAGTTTCAATTAATGCCCCATAACTTGAGCCATTGCAGTCTTGGCGAATAAGTGTCCATTAAGTCGTGTATTATTAAGCGTTGTGTTTAAGTCAACCTGCTTATATAAGCAAAAATCTTTAAGGTCTGCACCTAGGTTTAAAGCCTTAGCATGACTAATATCAAAGGTCAACTTCAAAACTATAAGCCCGTTTTTGGCTCTAGGCCAACGCTGCTTATAACCTACAGGAGCATAACTTGGCGTCCCGCGAATATTGGTCTTATCAAAAACTACATTTTTTATTTGAGCCATGCAATGTTGTAGCGGACATGATTTTTTTTTAATTAAATTAAATTGTTTAGCGTCTGTTGAAACATATACCTCAAAAATAAAAGAGTCTAAATCTGCCCCAAAGCATGGGTTTTTTTTAATGAATCCGGTCATGTTTTTTATATAGTTCATTTTTAAGTCTCCTTATTAATTGTTTAAAATTTAAGCCGATTTTAGGACTCTGCAAGATTGCACCACAAAGCCCGACGTGTCAGACTTGGCCTTGCCTTTTGCAGTGAGTCCTACAATAATTCCAGAGCCATTGTTACCGTCTAAAAATCTTAAGTCGTGCAAGTCGCCGTCAATAACTTTAATGCCGTGATAGACTTCAGGCCGTGACTTAAAAACCATTGCAACATTAAGACCTGCGTCAAGCGCTGCCTGCCATTGCACTGCATTGCATTCTGAGGCACTAAATGTTATGTTATAATTTTTATAAGTTTGAGACTTAAGTCCATACTGTAAATTTTTTGTATAATCGTAAAACTGAACGTCTGGAAACATTTCAAAAATGTTTAGACCTTGCACGCGGTGCGCAATCCAATTAATGTCAGTCGTGCCGTTAAGTCTTATAACTAACTGTTTACCGCGCTTAACTTTAGCTCTAAGCTTAGACACTTCGGCCATTGCATGCTTAACAAAGTCCGAAGTAAACTGTATATAATATAAAGCTTTTCTAAGTCTAGCTCGAGCAACGGAATCAAAGCGTCCCCGCCCCGCTGTATTTAAGCAAGCTTGCATGCAGCCCGGACTTGCATTAGGGCATAATGAACCACGTCTATTTAAAGCACTATAACCCATTGACGCTGGACTCATGTATAAGATATAAGACTCATACTTAGTAAACCTATTGTTTTTGGCTAATTTAGCACTTGAGGCCGCTGCAGTAAATAATTTAATTTTACTTAAAGCCGTTTTTAGTTTCTCAACTTGAACGGAGTCCAATGTTTTTGCATCCTTAAGTCCTTCTATTTGCTGGTCAAGTGATTTGAACATTTTTAATCTCCTAGTTAAGTGTTTATAAGAATACTATAACATGCAAATAAAAATCGTGCAAGTGTTTTTTAAAATAAACTTAAGACCGCCCCGTTTTGAGGCAGTCTTAAAATGAGACGCTAGGCTGCCAATTGAATGGCTAAGTCGAATGCTGCTTGATTCATGTTCAGTTGAGACGTAACACTTGCTAAGCGCTTTGTTTTGGTCGTAACCTGTTTAACGTCTATAACTTGGCCTTGAGCGTCCACAATATTTTTATTATAAGTGTATACAATGCCGCCCCGGAGCAAGCTCTCTTGTATACGATTAAAAACTGTATAAGCATCTTGAGCAGTATCAGCATTGCGTATAACACGATTCGCAGACTCATAGTCAATTGCTACGATATTCTTAACATTGCTTAATCTTAGGTCAACTAAGCTTGTAACTAGTTCATTCAAAGCAGTTTCAGTATAGCTTTGGCCTGCAAGACGCTCAACTACACTGGTTAACTCCTGAATATTAGAGCCCATGTATTGGATGCCAGTCTCTAAATTGGTTATAAGATTGCCTGAATGCACAACTCTGAACGATTTAAGCACGCTGCCTGCTATAATACCATTTAAGCACGCAATCCTAAGCACGCCATAAAATAGTCTAAGAGCTGCACTACCGTCGTGAGAATTTAAGAGACACAATTGAGGCCGACTTTGGTTAGCTTGACTTAGGCCTTGAATACTCTGAAAGTCTGGATGCTCAAGTCTAACTATATGTTTTTGATAACCTTGTCTTAACTCATCTCTAGTCTTGGCTATCTGAGTATTTACAGGAGTCCAGCCTTGAGACTTAAAGGTTTCAAGTACCTTGGCCGTGCTGATAAAGCCGTAACTCGGCTTAACTAAACTTGATGCTTGAGTCTGCTCAATTGGGTTTAGAGTCTGAGTCGGGTTTAAGATTAATGCATTCATTTTATATACTCCTTGTTTATTGTTTATAGTATCTTATCGGTCAAATAAAAATTAACTTTAGTCTATTTTAAAATATTTATCGGCGTCTCGAATCGGCTCAGCGTCCTCACGCTCCGCAAGCCATTCCATGTATAGCTTATTCAAGTCCTGCTTATCATATAGCAAGTCGCCGTCCTTATCAGTGTAAAACTCTTGAGCGTGCACTTCACCACAGCATAGTAGTGGCGGGTCAAGCTGATTATCGTCACCACAATATGGGCAAGCTATGGTCTTATTTAAAGTGCTTAAAAATAATTCATATAGTCTTTTATCGTGTTTCACTATTTTGCTCCTTGTAATTGGTTAACTACTGTTTCAATTGTGCCGTTGTTAAGTCCGTTCAAGGCAACTGCTACTTGCACCGCTATCAATATTGCAATAATACTAAACCCGGTTACTATAACTTGTTTCATTTTTAAGACTCCTTGTTAATTGTTTATAATCTTAAGTTACACCTTAAATAAACATTAGTCAACTAATAATTTAAGGCGTCTCATATTTAGACGTATCAAGTGTCGCGTGCTTATCAGTTTTTAAGTTGAGCCATACAGTAGCAACCACGAACAAGTTACCCTTAGGTCTGCATACTATGACTAAGTCTTTAGTAGAATCGTAGGCCGTTCTATAGACTAACTTAAGCACTTGGCCATTGTCATATTCAAGTTCAATGCAGCGTGCGTTATTAGTGTTTAATGACCTTGGCAGGACAATATTGCCCAAGCGGTCTGAAGTTGAGGCATGATGCGCGTGATTGCTATAAGTTAGCATAACAGTGCCTATTGATGGGTTGAAATTTTTTGGAAAGCCTAAGGTTACGTGGTATAGACTCATTTTATTTACTCCTTGTTTACTGCTAATTAACTTATCGTCTATTTATAAATTAACTTTAGACCTTAAATGAGAATTGGTCAATTTATTTTTCAAATTAATTTTGTCTATATATTAATAAGCTTGCTTAAACTTGACAACCTGCAAAAAGTGTGCCATTATGAGACTAACACTCTAACCCAGCTATACAAGCTATAGGATACTACACATGCGCCGCAAGAATCATGCCAAGTACTCACAAAAATCCACCCAAGCCACCAAAAAACTACACAAAAATCCCAAAATGAAACAAAAGCGCTTGCAAAGTCCTAAATTTGAGACTTCTCAGGATGCTTATCAAGTCAAACAAGGCAAACATGGCAAGCATCCTGCGCGGTCTGGGCTCTGTCCCTGCAAAAACGAGACCAGTCCTAAACTTGAGACTTTAAAGCCTGCCTGCAAAGTCAAGACCAGTCCTAAATTTGAGACAAAGCCACCTTGCAAGATTCGTGCCAAGCCTCAAACACAACACAATAAACTTGGCAAGCATCCTAGCAAGTCTAAGCCTTGGCATGATTCTTGCAAGGTCGGTCTTAAATCTAAACCTGGCACAGTTCTTGCAAAGGAGCCAAAACGGGACGCAACTTGGCATGATTCTCCGCGTACAAAAATTGTCACTTCCCAAGATGAGGCGTCTCAATTTGGAGCACAAAAATCACTGCCCAGCTCTGAGAATCGGTCCCCTGCCACGCCACAAGGCTCAAGGCTTCAATTGGCACGTGGGGTCAAGGCCTTGGGCAAGGGTCCTAAGAAGTCTAAGGATAGACTTGGCACGAATCTTGCAAGGCGGCCTTCTAAGGTTAAACCTGCTAAGCAGCCTAAGACAGCTAAGGTTAAGCAGGTCCTAAGCGCTGCCATGTTAGCTGGCCACAAAAAATCTAGTGATACGCAGCGGGCTGCTCACTTGATTAAGAAATCTAAAGCTACTCCAAAGTTAGGCTCAAAGGCATTTAAAGACTTGCAAGGGGAGTGGTACGCTAAACTTAAGCAAGCAGGATTCGAAGATTTAGAGTCACTAAAATCGGCAGACGGGTTAGACGGTCTATTAAGTACACGTGGAGCTCAACCGCAAGCTAAGTTTGCCGATGCGGCGCTTAGTGGGCGTGACTTATACTATCGTAGATTGACCAACTTTATAACTCATAACCCTAATTGGAGCGCCTCAAAGCTATACAACCTTGTGGCCCTGCTATATATTGAGGGAGTCTCTTATCGTAAAATCCTGCCTCAGGTTTATAAGCAGCTTAAGATTAAGTCCAATGTCTGGCGCATTCATAAGATAGTTAAGTTACTAGAGCAGCGTGCCTTAACTTGGAATAGAAGCCACCACGAGGGAATTGACTTTGTCTCAGATTTAGAACTTAATAAGAAGCTTCTAAAGTAGCTTGACAAAGTTGCCGATAACATGATAAGCTTAGTTAAATAACCTTAACCAGGGGAGTGAGTCTATGAAACAATTTAAGATAGGTGACAAAGTGAGAATTGAACTTTGGAATGGAACCTATGAGGGTACAGTCACGCAAGTATTTGAGCGCTGCTTAAGTATTAATCACTATGACTCAGCAGGTCGCTCTATCACAGCAGATTTTAAAGTCGTGACAAAGTTACCAGACGTGACTGACATAGGGTATGCAACATGGCTTCAATAATTAATAGCAGTTTTTACTATGGCATTGTGTTTGGTCAATTTTTGACTATTATAGTTGTCTACGGAGCTGCTGCTCTGTTTGATTACTTAGAGGCCAAGTTTAAGTGAGGCGTCTTATAATTTATAATGCTAAGAATGATTCTATCTGGCAAGTTACAGGCCTGCAAGGTACTTACGTGACACTAAGTGCACCGGGTGAATATGAGGTTAGCTTAACTTTAGAGCAGTTCTGTAATTGTAAGTGGTTAATTATTTTAGGAGGACTAGATGATTGAGTTAAATCAGACCTACTGCATGCCAAGACATAAGACATACTGGCAGGTAATTAAAATAGACCAGTTTGTTTACTTAAAAGGAAAACATACAACCTTAGAATGCAGGCAAGGAACCTTAGAGTGGTTACTTGAGCGAGGCATTTTGAAACTGGTGGAGCGTGCTTGATACGTTATACTATAACCCACACTTAGATTTAATCTATTTAATAACACATTGCCAAAACGGGTATGTATCAATATTGACTGAGCAAGATAATGTAGATGAGATACCAGGAACTGCTGAAATAGGTCAGTTAGTAAAAATGAAAACTATTGATAGCTGCTTATTAAGAGGCGTGCTAATATTCATAGGAGATTTATAAGTGAACATTTTAAAAGCGCTAATACTAACCTTGGCCCCTGCTCTGCTTGGCCTATCAAGCACGTACCTAGAAATTTACCAGTATGACTTAAGTACGCTCTTAAGAATTATTGGCCTGCAATTATACTATGTAGAGTTTAGATGGTTAGCAATTAGTCTAGTTCTTAATATGTGGCTTCTTTGGAAACTTGATAAGCAAGCTAAAAACGGTGCGAAGCCGCAGGCTGAGCTAAAGGAATCCTAAAAGTGAAGCTATACTTTTATAAAACTGAGCACGACTGTTATCCTGAAGATTCTATAAAGCCTCAACTGGCTCTATGGTGGTTATACTTTAATGGCAGTTCTAAGAAGCAGCTTGAGAGACGAAACAAGTATAGACTAAAATCGGGCTTTGCTAAAGTCCTGGACGAAGGGTGCTACTTCACAGCCGAGTTATGGATTGGCCAATTTAAACTTGGCTTTAATTTAGAAGTGCGTCCATCAAAGTACGAACCTGGAGCGCGGCCTTAAGTCTAGTGCCTAGCACCCATAAACTGCCAAGTCTATAGCCAGCCTATCTAAATCCTAACAAAGCAACTCTATTGTAATATAAAGCAATGTATTAAATAAGGGTTACTATGTCAGAGCCACGTCCTCAAAAACGCATCTTCCCAGTGCAGTCACCAGAAGGTGTACCTGCAAAACAAGTCACAGACGTTTCTATTATTCTTGCACCAACTGTAAACACGCTTACTTCAGACGCCCTATCAATAATTCAAACCGAAATAGCTCGCTATAAGCATAAATCAAACGCTGGCAAGTTAGACCAGGCCGACCATAGAATTATTCAAGGTTATCTAAAATCGCTAGCCGAACTAGACCGAGTGCAGCGCGGACGGGACGATGATATGGACTTAGCTAATGCAACCGATGAAGAGTTACTAAAAATGGTCGAATCTCTTAGAACAAAACAAAAACCCTAAAACCCAGGAGCAATATTGTGGATGATAAATTAACCTATGAGCAAATACAAATAACTTACCGAGACCTGTGCGCCGAATTAGGCCACTTGTCGCTAGTGCAAGAAAATACTACAAGCCGCTTACAAAGTATTAGGACGGCTATTCAAGAGTTAGACAAGAAAGCTGCTGCGCTTAAAGAAGAGGAAGTTAAGCAGGCTTCCGCTGGACAAGCAGCAGATGCTAAAAACGCTGCGAAGCCGCAGGCTGAGCTGAAGTCAGTAGAAGTAACTGAAGAAGTTTCCAAATGAACGGACAAGACACTTCAGCAGCACACTCGGCGCTGCAATATATCATCTCTAAAGCCATGCTTGAAGGCAAGACTGGAAAAACTACTTTAGAAATTCCCATGACGGATATGTATAATGAATTTGAAGGGCCTCGCTTCACAAATGAGGCAACTGCTCTAGTTTTAAAACTCGAAATAGTAACTTCGTGGAACATGGGCTCACCAGAAGGTGACCTGGACATAGACGATGAAGGGGACATCGGCCTCGACGAATTTATAACCGGCTCCGAAGATGAACTTGAAGATGATGAGTCTGAAGAAGACTCTGGAAAAGGAACTAAAAATGGACTCAATTAGAAGTACTCCCAAAAACGTTTCAGTAAAGATACGTCCCGCTCTGGAAGCAGACGTTGCTTTTATTTTCTCCACCTGGCTCCGCTCTTACAGAGATTCAATCTTTGCTGCCAATATTAGCACGACCGTGTTTTATGCAGAGCACCACAAAGTAGTAGAAAAGTTACTTAAGTCGTGCGAGGTTTACGTTGCATGCGCTGCAGATGATATATCAGAGTTATACGGCTACATCTGTGCTCAAAAAATTGATGGTATTTTAGTGGTGCACTATGCTTACGTGAAGCACTCGTTCCGCAGACTAGGAATAGGTGCTCAGCTATTAGGAATGATTGATTATGACCCGACTAAGGCCTCAATTTACACACACTTGACTAAAACTGCACGCACTCTGGCAACTAAATATGGATTCATACATAGCCCGTACATTGCCTTAACAGGAGAGTACCAAAAGGCAACTGCTACTCGCCTGCGCAAAGCTGATAAAGAAAACCTATACGGCGATGAGGCCAAGGAGCGTACCGATGAATACTACGGAAAAATTAAGTAAGCCAGAGTTAGAGCTAGATGAAGTAGACGCCGCTCAAATGCTTGAGCAGCACCGCAAAATGAAGCAGACCCTAAAACGGTTATCAAAAAATCAGTTAATTCAATTACTGCTAGAACAAGTTAACCAAACCATCGAGCAGCAGAATGTAAATCGCATTCTCCTTGAAGGTCAAAAGGAGTCTCAAAATGTTAAGTAAACTTACAGCCCTGCTTTTACTAGCAGCCCCAAGCTACGCTGCAGAGAGTAATCAAGGAGTTATTGCACTAACCTCTGATAATACTGTCGTCTTCAGGGGCGTGGTTAATGGAAGTTCCGTAGCCACTGCTCAGGTAAAATTAGCCGAACAAATTAATAAGCGCGGTAAAAAGCCCTACCCTTTATATCTAGTACTAGACACTCCAGGCGGAGGAATCAGTGCAGGAGAAGATTTTATTCAATTTGCTAAACGGGTACGCAATCTGCAGACCATTACAATTTTTGCAGCGTCTATGGGCAGCGCAATTGTTGAGGCGCTCCCAGGTAAGCGTTATGTAACCGAAAATGGAGTGCTAATGTTTCACCGCGCCAAAGGTTCCTTCGACGGCCAGTTTGAAGACGGCGAAGTTGAGAGTGAACTTGCTTTAATTAAAACCGTGGTTCGTTTCATGGAACAACGAAATGCAGACAGGCTTGGGCTGACTTTAGCAGATTATAAATCTAAAGTAATTAATGAACTGTGGGCACACTCTAAGGACGCAGTAGTTCAAGGCATGGTCGATGAAGTCGTGACTCTAGACTGCTCCATGGAGCTAATCGAATCCCGCGTGCATGTTATAAACGAAGGCCTATTTGGTGGCACGGACTTAATGTTTAGCGGCTGCCCACTTATACGTTCGCCAATTCCTCAAGTTAAAATTGAACCAATAATAGAAGGGCTACCAGAATGAAAATCACAAGAATTAAATTTTACCAAGCAGTTTCAATTTACAACGGAACTAAGTTTACTCTAATCACGCACCTTAACATGGAGAATCCAGAAGTGAGTGGGATTAGGGGTATTGAGATTCTTGATAATGTTGGAGTTAAGGTTCTTACCTCAGGAGATTCTACAATTATAACCCTGAACAATATCGCCTTCATGAGCGGGCCAGAGCCTAAGGACGCGCCTAAAGTACTTAAGAAGGTCTAATGCTTGAGTGCAATTTTAAAGGAACTAAAGAAGCGTGCACTTAAAAAAGAATTTAAAATCGAAGAGCACTGCTTTGATAAACAGATTGAATTCATTAGAGACCCTGCAAAGTTTAAGGACGCAGTATGCTCGCGTCGAGCGGGCAAAACTGAAGCTTGCGCTGCTGATTTATTCAACACCGCATTATTGCACCATAATGTTAACTGCCTATACATTACTTTAAGTCGCACCACGGCCAAGCGCATTATTTGGAAGTCTTTACTTAAGTTAAAGAAGGAATATGTAGAAGATGCTAAGATAGACGCTGTAGAGTTGTCTATCACATTTAAAAATGGTAGCACGATATACTGCAGCGGTGCTAAGGATGAAAGCGAGATTGAGAAGTTTAGAGGTATGGCTCTTAAAAAAGTTTACATAGATGAGTGCCAGTCTTTTAGACCCTACATTCAGCAATTAGTTGATGACATCATAATTCCCGCCCTCTATGACCACGATGGGTCGCTTATCTTAATTGGAACTCCTGGGCCAGTCAAGGCTGGCTACTTTTATGATGCGACTCATGGAGCTGGCTTCAGCCATCATAAGTGGACTATGCTTGATAACCCGTGGATTAAAATCAAGTCGGGTAAAGAACCTGCAGAGATTTTAAAACAGGAGAGGGAGCGCCGAGGTATCACTGAAACAGACCCAACTTATCTCCGAGAATCTCTAGGAAGGTGGGCTCAGGATTTAAACTCGCTGGTTTTTAGCTTTGACCCGAATAAGAATTTATATAACACACTCCCCAAAGGGCGTATGGAGTATATCTTTGGAATAGACATAGGATACAATGATGCAGACGCGATAGCCGTGCTTGGCTACTCCTATGAAGACAAATGCTGCTATTTAGTAGAGGAATTTTTGGCTCGCAAGCAAAATATTACCGAGTTGGTGACAGCCGTTAACAGATTACGCGACAAATACGCTCCAGTACGCATGGTAATGGACGCAGGCGCACTTGGAAAGAAGATTCAAGCCGAGATACAGCAGCGCCATGCTATACCACTTGAGGCCGCCGATAAGAATCGCAAGTTTGAATACATAGAATTATTAAACGATGACTTGAGGACTGCTAAACTTAAGGCTCTGCCTAACTCTGCCTTCCAAGAGGACTCTCTTCTCACTGCTTGGGACAGGTCTACGCCTGGAAAACTCAAAATCTCAGACGTATACCACTCAGATATATGTGACGCGGTGCTTTACGCCTGGCGCGAGTGTAAACACTACTTGGCTGAGGCCGCTGTTCCTAAATTAGACAAGAATTCTGAAGCATACATGGTCGCTTTTGAGGAAAAATTGGCCACAGACTTACTTGAAAGTCAAAAACCAGACGAAGGTTATGGGTCAAAAGAGGACATGGCCTGGGTCTTTGGTGACACGGACGACGACTTCTAACAAATTAACTCTTAGGAAGCCAGAGTTATAAGCAGTTACAGGTTAACTTTAAACCGGGAGAGCCATAAATGTTCAAAAGTGTAGACGAACTTAAAGCCTTTATTACGTGGGCTAAGAATAATCATGTAAAGCGAGTCAAAGTCGGGGAGATTGAAGTTGAAGTCTCTGACATTGCATTCATACCGGAGTTTAACTCTCCTAATATAAGCCACACGCAAGCTAACCCAGAACTAATCGCTTCAATACCTGCTAATAAAGAGCAAGAAGCTATAAAAGAAGACGAAGACCTATTTTGGAGCGTCTCTAATTAAGGATACGAATGAGTAAAGCAAACTGGTACTGGTGGAAGTCGGAAGATGGGCGTGCTTATGAGTCTATTTTTCCATATATTAAGCATTTAAATAATGAACAGGGCTATAGACAGGCTGATAATTTTAAAAATATGCGCCTTTATGGTTCCCAAGAGCTCTATGGAATGCGTTCTTATGCTGGTTCTAGGGGTGAAAACAGTAATCCAGTCCAGAATAGAATCACTCTAAATATAGTTCAAAGCATGGTTGATACTGTAGTGTCTAAAATTTCTAAAAATAAACCTAAACCAACCTTTTTAACTGAGGGCGGCGATTGGAGTCAGCAGAGTAGAGCTAAAAAATTGACCCAATTTTTAGAAGGCCAGTTTCAATCCACCGAATTTTATGAAAAAGCAGCCCGTGCATTCTTGGACTCTTGCATTTTTGGAACCGGAGCTCTTAAAATCTTTACGCAAGATGGAAAGATTAAAGTAGAGCGCGTCTTCATTGATGAGATTATTTTAGACGACAAGGAGTCTCTATATGGAGAGCCCCGTCAAATGCACCAGCACAAAATGATTCACAAGGACGTGCTTAAAGACATGTTTCCAAAGTTTAAAGAAGCTATTGAATTAGCAGGCAAGCCCCCAATACAGTCTTATGGCACACCAAATGACCAAAGCACGGATATGGTTATGGTAGTTGAGTCGTGGCACTTGCAGTCTGGGCCAGATGCGGGAGACGGTAAACATGTTATCTCTATTGAAAATGAAGATTTATTTTCTGAAGAGTATACCAAGGACTATTTTCCATTTGTGTTCTGGAGATGGGGTATACGCCCACTTGGATTTTTTGGTCAAGGTTTAAGTGAGCAGTTGACGGGCCTACAACTTGAAATTAATAAAATTCTTAAGACTATTCAAATTTCTATGCATCTTGTGTCAGTGCCTAAAGTTTTTGTAGAGGCTAGTTCTAAGATTGTAAGCTCGCAACTGGATAATAAAATAGGCGCTATCATTAAGTATGCAGGCACGCCGCCGACTCCAGGTCAGCTAGGGGTAATACCTCCTGAGTTATTTGCACATCTAGACAGACTTTACTCTCGTGCATATGAAATTGCCGGGGTTAGTCAGTTATCAGCCACTGCTCAGAAGCCATCAGGCCTTAATTCGGGTAAAGCTCTTAGAGAGTACAACGATTTAGAAACTGAACGCTTCATGTCCGTTGCACAAAGATACGAAAAAGTGTTTCTAGACGCTGGTCGTATTATGATTAGTTTAGCCAAAGACTTAGATGCCGAGTTAGACACTCATTATGAAGTTAAAGTTAAGGGCAAAAAGTTTCTTAAGACAATAAAGTGGAAAGAAGTTGACATGGAGGAAGACCAGTATGTTATGTCTCTCTTCCCAACGTCTGCGCTATCTAGCACGCCCGCAGGCCGCCTTCAAGATATACAAGAATTGATTCAAGCAGGATTCGTATCTCGTGAAGATGCTATGAAGTTATTAGACTTCCCAGATTTACAAGGTTTCTACAATTATGAAACCGCTCCTGGTGAAGACATAGACATGGTTATTGAGAAAATTGTAGAAGACAGCGACTACATGACTCCAGAGCCTTATCAGAATTTAGAATACGGCATTCAGAAAATGCAGAAGGCTTATCTTCTCTTTAGGTCTCAGAACCTGCCAGAATCTAAGCTCGAACTTATTAGACGTTGGATTGAAGACGCTAATGCTCTAATTGAACGAGCATCTGTAAATGAACAGCGAATCGCCATGGAGGCACAAGCACAAACGCAGGCTAGTGCAGCTAGTCAAGCAGCGCTTAATGCGCCGCAAGATGGAAGTCTTGAAGCTCCGCCTGAAAATCCTGATGAGGCAGTTATGAGTCCAGACGCCGCTGCAGGGTTACCAGTAGTCTAACAAAGTAACTAGAGTATTAGAGTGGCCCGCTCTAATACTTCATAAACTTGGGCGTGGATAACCACAAGCGTAAAGGAAACTAAAAATGTCAGATGAACAAGTAGTAGAGGCCGCACCAGTTGAAGAAACACAAGCTCCAGTTGAAGGGGCTCCAGAGACTGAAAACTTAGAAGCCGCAACGGAGGCAACTCCAGAAGTAGCTCCAGAAGTTCCTCAAACTGAAGAAGATAAACGGTTTGCTGCTAAATTTGCAGCTTTGACAAGAAAAGAAAAAGCGATTAGAGAGTCTGAAAAAAGACTAAACTCTAGAATGAAAGAACTCGAGGCGAAGTTAGCTGCCCAAGTTCCAGAAGCTCCAAAGCCAGTTGAAGAACCTTTAGAGCGTAGACTACGAAAAAATCCTTTTGAAACTTTAAAGGGACAAGGCTTAGACTACGAAACGCTAACTAAAATTGCACTCAATGATGGAAAATTGACTCCAGAATTGCAAATGCAAATAATGAGAGAAGAGATTGAGTCTAAATACTCATCTCAATTGGAAGAAGTGAATAAAAAATTAGCAGCTCGCGAACAACGAGAAGAGCAAGAGAAGCAGGCTGCTACTATTAATGGTTTTAAGGCACAGATTGCAAATCAAGTTAAAGCTGAAGCAGGCGAGTATGAGCTCGTAGCTGCTGAAGGAGAAGACGGGATTGAAGCAATTTATGCTGTGATAGATGGGCATTATCAGGAAACTGGTGAAGTGCTGGACATCAAAGAGGCAGTAGAGGCCGTCGAAGAAGAGCTTCTAGAGCAAGCGAAGAAGAGAATTGGTTTAGCGAAAATCAAGAAGCTTATGGGAGCTTCTGAAATCAAAACCCAAGAAGTAAAGCCACAGTCTACCAAAAAGCCCGCACCTACACTGTCGAATAATGCCGCGCAAGTACAGTCAGGAACAGGACGTTTTTTAAGTGATGATGAGTCAAAGTTGGAAGCTGCAAAGCTTATCAAGTTTAACGCATAGAGTAATATCCCCGAACTGCTATACGAATAGAGCATGCCTATCTAGCACGGGTACAGGTGTGAATTTTTAACTTAACTTAACTTATAGGAGACACACAATGTCTTTAGATTTAACAAGCTTCGCATCAGCTCTAAAGGTGCACTATACAAATGACCGTATTGAAAACATGGTTTACAAAAATAATCCATTCCTTGCAATGGTTTCAAAAATGGAAAGCTTTGGTGGTAAGAACTTGCCAATTCCAATCATCACTGGAAACCCACAAGGTCGCTCTTCTAGCTTTGCAACTGCTCAAGCTAATAAAACTAACTCAACTATTAAGGACTTCGTTTTGACTCGAAATCACGATTACGCTTTAGCGTCTATCGACAACGAAACTCTTGAAGCTTCTCAAGGTAACGCAAACGCGTTCATGGAAGCTGCTACTACTGAGATTGATGGCGCTTTAAACAGTGCTACTCGCTCTTTAGCAACTGCTCTTTATCGCAGCGGTTCAGGTTCAATCGGTCAAGCAAACGCTTCAGTCACTGGTACTTCACTTCAGTTAAAAGCTGCTGATGACGTTACTAACTATGAACCAGGAATGGAACTAGTATTCTCCACTGCAGATGGTGGCGGTTCTGTAAAATCTGGTAAAGTTACTGTCATAGCTGTAAACAGAGACTCTGGTCTTTTAACAGTTGACGCGCTTACTGCTATTGATGGTGGTACTGGTGTTGCTGCAAACGACTATATTTTTGTAGAAGGTGATTACGACTCAAAAATTAAAGGTCTTCTTGCATGGCTTCCAAGCACTGCTCCAACTTCAAGTCCATTCTTTAGCGTTGACCGCTCTTCAGACGTTACTCGCCTTGGCGGTATCCGTTATGACGGTTCAGCAATTCCTATAGAAGAAGCTATCGTTGGTGCAATTCATAGAGCAGCTCGTGAAGGCGGAAGCCCTGACGTTTGTTTCATGAACTATGCTAAGTGGGACGAACTCGCAAAAGCCCTTGGTACTAAAGTACAATACATCGAAGAAGCCGTTAAAACTGGCCAAGCGTATGTAAACTTCCGTGGTATTCAAGTTAACGGTCCTAAAGGTCCAGTTAAAATCGTACCTGACCAAAACTGCCCAACTGACCGCGCTTTCTTGCTTCAAATGGACACTTTTAAGCTTTACTCTTTGGGTAAATGTCCTCGCATCTTAGATACTGACGGGCTTAAAATGCTTCGTGAGTCTACTGCAGATGCGGTTGAAGTACGCGTAGGTTATTATGCGCAATTAGGTTGTCGTGCTCCTGGCTTCAATGTTAACATACGGCTCGACTAAAATCCAATAATATCATATACTTAGAAACTTTAAGCCCTGGAGCAATCTGGGGCTTTTTATTTTCCTATAACTTGACATTAGGCTAATGATATGCTATTATATTCTTATAACTATAAACAAAGGAATAAAATATGTATATTGTATATAAAGCCACACACAGTCCTACTGGAAAAATTTATGTAGGTCAAACTGGTCAACTACTTCAGCAGCGTATAGGCCAGCACTGGGGCACTCCATTAAGTAAGCAAAAACCGTTTCAAATATTTTTACACAATACTAAAATGGATGAATGGGTATGGGAAGTCTTACATACTGTAGCCACGAAAGAAGAGGCGAATAATTGTGAAATGTATTACATTAATACTTTAAAACTTTATGAGCATGGCCTTAACACTAAGGGAGGCTTAAAAGACCTAGCACATCGAGAAGCTGCATCAGCCCGTATGAAAGCATATAGAGCAGAAAATCCAGAACCTTGGCACAAGGGACGAACCGGAGTTTATTCAGAAGAAACCCTTGAACTAATGCGGCAAGCTAAGCTTAAGAACCCGACTAGAAGAGTATTTTCGGATGAAGCTAAATTGGCATCTTGTCTCAGGGCTACTAATGCTAAGCGAATTATTGAAATACGAAGTCTGCTCTCTTTTAACTCTATATCAGAAGCTTCTAAGTATTTTGGAATAAGAAGAGAAAGCGTTAGGGATGTTGTCAATGGAAAGAGGACCCACACTAAGGGCTTGATTTTCTTAGAAGAGGGCGGGAAGAGGCACATGGAATTTGTAGAGCATGCAAGAGAGGTCTTGGCTTTTCAAGCCACCAAAAAGGCCAAATCCTAACATAGTAACTTAAGAGATATAGTCTTATATCGTGCCTTAAGGAGCCTTCATGTTAATGAAAGATAAGAAGAAGCATTTAATTACTTCAGTTATTTCAAAGCTTAGTCCACCAATTCAAGAAAGTCCTCAAGAAGAGTCTGATGAACAGTCTGGCATGGACGCAGCGGCTGAAGAGGTCTTGGCTGCAGTTGAAGCTCGCGACCCACAATCTTTAAAAGAAGCACTAAAATCAATGATACAAATGTGCATGGACGAATCTGAAGCAGAAGACGTGGCATATTCAGAATCTTCAAGCCACGAAATGGAGTAGTCCGTGACTATTACTTTAGCCCAGCTACGTACTCAGGCCAGACAACGCTCAGACATGGAATCTTCTCAATTCGTGTCTGATTCTGAACTTAATTCTTATATAAATAATTCAGTTTCTGAACTTTATGATATACTTTCAGATGCCTACGGTTCTGAGTATTTTGTTACTTCAACCGCCGAGCTGCCCATAATTGCCGGCACTGGTAGCTATGCACTGCCCTCAGACTTTTATCAGCTAAAAGGGGTCGATATAAAATTACAAAATCAAGACTATATAAATATAAAGCGATTCAACTTTAATGAGCGCAACAAGTATTCTAATTTTAATATATGGGAAGTTTCAAGTCTTACCAACGTGCGCTACCGAATTGTGGGCAATAATTTAGTATTCAGCCCTACACCAGACCAAGCGGCATATTATAGAATATGGTATACTCCGCTCCCAACCGTGCTATCAGCAGATGGAGACACTCTAAATGATTTTAACGCATACTCAGAATATGTAATTGTAGATGCCGCAATTAAAATGCTTCAAAAGGAAGAGTCAGATGTTTCCGTACTCTTTGCACAGAAGCAGGCTCTTGAAAAGCGCATTCGCGAGAAGGCTCAATCCAGAGACGCAAACTCAAGTGAGACTATTACAGATGTTTATGCAGAAGCTGATGATTATTTTTTTAGACGGGGCGTTTAATTGGCTATTCGGGATTTAAAAGTTTTAGGTGCTGAAGGGGACGATTTAAATCGAATTCAGCAGTATATCTCAAACGCGCTACAGCCAATCTTAGGATGCCCACTTGTAGACGGTAACTTGGTTACTGGGGTAAATCTTAAAAATGGACTCACGGTTATAGAACACAAATTAGGAAGAAAATTAAGAGGATGGTTTATAGTAGACCAAAATGCGATTGCCTCTATTTATAGGGAGCCTGGCACAGAAAATTTAGGCTCTAAAACTCTAACTCTGCACTCTAGCGCGGCTTGCACCGTGTCTATTTGGTGCTTTTAGGAATTTATGCCAACTGCAAATATGAATTTAACTTTGCCAACTCCTACAGTTACTCTGGGACCGGCTTACGCTACTCAGAATAATACTGCATTTGAAACTATTGACGCTCATGACCATACTTCTGGCAAAGGTCTTAAGGTACCTACTGCAGGACTAAACATAAACGCTCATTTAAATTTTAATACTAATTATAAAGCCTATAATCTATACTCTGCACAACTTGTAAATCAAGCCGTGGCCTTAAGCGGGGCGGGTAATGCACTCTCCTTAAGTACGACTTCTGGTGATTTGTATTACACAAATGGAGCGGGTAACTCAGTTCAGATTACCTCCGGCGGGGCAGTTATTGTAGCTCCTGGCACATTTACCGCATGGGAACCTGTCGCAGTTAACACTAACTTGACCATAGGCCCTGCTGATACTTTTGTGATTTTAGAAGTTGACACGACTGCGGCACGAACCATAAATCTTCCACTAGCAGCAAATGTTGCAAACGGTCGTATTTATATTATTAAAGATATAACCGGAACGGCAAACACTAATCCGATTACGGTTCAAAGACAAGGTGCAGATACCTATGATGGCGCAACGTCTAAAATTATAGACTCTAATTACGGTTCTCAAATGGTCTTTGGAGACGGTTCTTCAAAGTGGTCTGAAATTTAAGGGAGGCCTTGTGGCTTTAGCTAAGCAAATACTTGCCCTTCCAATTGACAAGGGGCTTGATACAAAATTAGACCCTAAGCAGGAAGAAATCGGCTACCTCCGAACTGCTCAAAATATAGTATACGAGACTGTTAAAATGCTTCGGAAGCGAAACGGATACATTCAGGTAGACGCTTACGATGAGGATAATGTAGTTATTGAAAATCCGATAAGAACTACGAAGCTTAAGAATGAGCTACTATTATTTACAGACACTAACTTGTACTCATACTCTGAAACGCGAGAGCGGTTTATTAATAAAGGGTCTATTTCAAGCGTGTCCCCTTCTGAACGAACAGTTATTAAAAATGCAAACAATCAGAGCCAAGTTGATGGGTTGACTCTTCAAGGTTTTAATATATTTACTTGGACAGATTCTAGTGGTGGAGTGCGATACTCCGTTCAAGATGTTGTTAATAATAGTTTTCTAGTTTCAAACGCACTAGTAGAGGCCGGTGCCGAGCGACCAGTTTTAGCCCATATCGAAGGGGACGTTTACATTATTTATGGCAATGGTGCTAATGTTAAGTATAAGTCGTTTTCGGTTTTACAACCAAGCACGCTAAGTACAGCGACTGTGGCCGCTTCTGATAGGCACTTGACACTTGGTCTTATTGATGCAGAGCAGGCGGGAAACTCTATCATTGTTGCATACAATTCTAATAATGGTGGCAATGATTTGACCGTGTTTTTTATTAATAGTGTGGGCGTGCCTTCATCTTTGTATGGGGTAACAGCGGCGGCAGCCACTCACGCGCTTGACGTCATGGTTGATGCGGCTTCTAGGGTTGTTCTTACATTTTCAAACGGAGCTAACTTAAGTTATATTATATTTCCAGTAACTTTAGCCGCGTCTCTTATTCCCAAGACATTAATAGAAACTATTGCAAATGTTACAACCTGCTGCGCTACCGAAACATCTACAGGTGTTTATACTGTTCATTATGAGGTTAGCGTTGCTGGCACAGGCATGAACTATATTAAAACAGTTACTACGGACTCGGTGGCTACAGTGGGTACGCCCTCCGTATTCAAACGTAGTGTCGGTCTTGGAGCACGCTCCTTTGTTCGTAATGGAGTGCTTTATATTCCGACCGTGCTAGACTCAGAAATTCAATCTAGTTATTTTGTATTTAATTCTACAGGAAGCCTTGTTACCAAATTTGCAAATCAGACGGCGGGAGGCGTAGTTACTTATGGAGTGCTTCAGCCCGTCTTAGAGGCTATAGGTGATTCCTACATGGTTCCCCTAATTATTCACAATAGGGTTCAATCTGAAGGCAATTCGTTCTTTAGTACTGATGGCATTGCAGCGGGACTATTAAATTTTGAGCCTGAATTTAAATTTTCAAATGCACAGTTAGCCGAATGCTTGCACATTTGCTCAGGAGTACTTAAACTTTATGATGGGGCTTCTGTAACTGAGCACGGGTTTCACGTTTTTCCCGAAGAGTTGGAACAAGCCAGTCCTATTACGGTTTCAGTAGAAACGCTAACTGAGGGTGTGCTTGCGGTTAAAGATGTTCAGAAGTTGACTTACGTCGGCACGCCTGCGTCGGGTTCTATGACTCTAACTATAGGAGCCGAGACGACTGGTGCCATTCAATGGAATGATTCAAATGCAAATATTAAAGCCGCAATTGAGGCACTTACTGCAATAGTTACTGTAACTGTTACGGGCGATTTTAGTGCTGGACATACTATAACTTTTGATGACCCGATTCAAGATATTTCTCAAATTATTGTGGCCACTAATAGTATACTTACGGGCGGAGCGATTCCCGTTACAGTAACGCCGTCCACAGTTACTCAAGGGGTTGCTGCAGTTAAGGAAGTTCAGAAACTAACTTTCTCAGCCGTGCCTACCGTTGGTAGCTTTAAACTAGACATAGATACTGAAGTTACAACGGCCATAAACTTTTCACAAGCGGCAAATGACGTTAAATTAGCCATTGAAGCACTTGCGTCTATTACTACAGTAACTGTTACGGGCGATTTTAGCACCGGGTTTACGATAACCTTTGATGCACCCGTAGAAGATATTGTAACTGCAATTGTACTTGAAAATTCTCTAGACTCTGCACTTAATCCAGGCCTCATGACCGATGGCACCTATGGCTACGCTGCAGTTTACAGGTGGACTGATAACACTGGACGCGACCATAGAAGTACTCCAACTCTCATTCCGCTCTCGGTCGTGCTAAATGCAGGTACGGATACTCAAGCGACTAATATTAAAGTGCCTACTCTTAGGGTCACTGACAAAACTAATGTAGTTATAGAATTGTATAGGACTGAGGCTAATGGTGTAACTTATTATAAAACTACGGACGACTTGTCTCCAATATTTAATGACCCGACCGTGGACTCTATCACTATTACAGATACGCGTGCTGATTCAGACCTAATTTCAAATCAAATTTTATACACTACAGGCGGCGTGCTAGAAAATATCCCAGCTCCCGCCTCTTTTCAAATTGCAACATATACAAATGACAGGCTTGTAGTTGCTTCTGAAAAGTCAAATCGCATTTTTTTTAGCAAGCAGGTAACTGAAGGCAGTCCTGTAGAGTTTACGGATGCTATTTACAGAGACGTTGACCCAGTTGGTGGCTACGTGTCTACGCTGGCTCCGCTAAACGAAAAATTAATTATATTCACTAGAGATGCGTGCTTTTTTGTTTCTGGAGACGGACCTAATAATGCAGGGCTTCAAGATACTATGAACAAAGCCGAAGTTATAAGTTCCGACATTGGCTGTATTGCACCAGACTCGACCGTTTTAACTCCGCTAGGCCTGCTCTTCAAATCGCGCAAAGGTATTTGGAAGTTAGGCCCAGGCCTAGGTCTTGAATATGTCGGAGCACGGGTCGAAGGTTACAATTCTGAAATAATAACTTCTGCTCAAGTTGTCGGAGAATTGAACCAAATTAGGTTTACTCTCGATACTGACTTGGCTCTGGTCTATAATTACCAATTAGACAAGTGGGCAACTTTTGACAATCATGGGGCACGGTCTGCAATCGTAATTGGAAACGATTATTATTACTTAAGAGAAGATGGTGTTTTATATAAAGAAGATAGAAGCACTTTTGCGGATGCAGGGTCTCCTATTAAAATGAAAATTGAAACTGGTTGGATGAGCTTTTCGGAGCTTCAGGGTATTCAGCGTGCTTATCACGCAATGATACTCGCCACTTTTAAGTCGGCTCATAAAATTCGCGTCAAGGTAGCCTATGACTTTGAGGATGCTTATACGCAAGAAGTACTTATAGATACTTCTACGTTTGTGGATGCTCCTGTGTACGGGGAAGACGCTACTTATGGGGACTCAAGTCCCTATGGAGGCAGCGGAGCTCTTGAGCAAATGAGAGTAGATTTTAAGCGCCAAAAGTGTCAATCTGTAAAGTTATTAATTGAAGATGCTCAAAGTACAACTGGGGAAGGTTTATCGCTATCTGGCATTACACTACGTGTAGGAGGCAAAACAGGAACGAACAAAATTGCCGCTGACCGTAAGTTTGGTACATCTTAGTATGCTCAAAGTACTTAACTCTTTATTGGAAGAAAGCGCTAACGTGCTAACTATAGTAGATAATATGAAAAAACCACTATACCAGCAATATGTAGAGGAACGCGAGCAAGCTCATTTCATTGAGTGTGAGCATGGCTTTGCAATTTATAAAATATACCCAGACCACGTTTACTTACAAGACATTTATGTTGAGCCCGAGTTTAGGCAGTCTGGCATCGGAGTTCGGCTTATGGATAGCATTATTTTAATTGCTAGAAAAATGGGCATGACCAAACTTGTAGGCTCAGTCGTTCCAAGTACACCTTTGGGAAATCAGACCTTGGGCATTTTGTTAAAACTAAACTTTAAATTATTAAAATCAAGCGATGATATTATTTATCTTGTCAAGGAGATATAAATGGGAAAAGCTATTAAGAGCGTTACTGGTATTTTTAAAGCAAAGAGTGCAAAGTTGCAAGGACCTACTCGCAGTTTGTATGACATTTCTGAAGAGACTAAAGGGGCGCGTGCTAATTATGCAGGGTTAACAGACCAAACTAAGGCTACAAGTCAAGCAGGTGCAGCAAGTGCCGACGTGTTGAAGCAAATGGGTCAAGCGGCGCTTGGTCGCGGACCTTCTTTGGCCGAAGCCCAATTAAAATCTGCTCAAGACCGAAATTTAGCTCAGCAATTAGCAGCTACTCAGTCTAGTCCTGCAGGGTCTTCAGCTCTTGGGCAACGTGCTATGTTACAAAACATGGGTAGAGCTGGTCAAGATATGGCCCAACAAGCGGTTCAGGCTCGCCTTGGAGAAAGAAACGATTTCATGAATCAGGCCGGTGCTGCGAATGCTGCTTATCAGGGCGCTATAGGGCAGCAATTAGATGCAGACTTGATGAATAAAAGAAGCATGCAAGGTTTTGATACTCAAAGAACAAACGTAATTAATCAGGAAAGAACTGCTAAAGCAGCTTCTCAAAATGCTTTAACTGGAGCACTTATAGGTGGAGGCGCTTCAATTTTAGGAGCGCAGTTGGGAAAAGCCGAAGGTGGTTATGTTCAAAAACCAAAAAACTACGCTGATGGTGGATTTATTTCCTCTATGGAAAAGACTTTGGCTGGCCTAGGTTCTAAGATTAAAGATACTTCTGGAAAGCAATATGACATTAAAGACCAAAAATTTCTAAAAACGAGTTCAAATTCTCATAAAGACGGTGGGTTTATTGACGCAATGGAGAAAAAGTTATCCGGTTGGGGCTCTAAGATTAAAGACACTTCTGGTAAGGGACATCAGCGCCCTATAGAAGAGCAAAAGTTCTTAAAAACTCCAGATAATTCTGGCTACAAAGTCCGGGACAAAGAAGAAAAGCATGCTGAAGGTGGGAATGTTGGGACATCTAAGGCAGTGGACAAAAAGGAAGATGAGAAAACTATTAAACAGAAAATTGGCAGCGGGCTTAAGGATGCGGCTAAAGGAATTGCAGCAGCTTATAATAATACTCCAGCTTATGTTCCACTCGAAAGAACTACTTTTGAATCTGGTGGAGACGTTGAGGGTCCAGGTACAGCTACTTCAGATTCAATTCCAGCATGGCTCTCTGATGGAGAATTTGTAATTAAGGCCTCTGAAGTTAAAAAACCTGGCATACTAGCGCACCTAGAAGCTATAAACTCTGGTAAAGTTACTAAAAAACATTTAAAATCTTTAGCAGAAGCGTTACAAGAACGAAATAAGAAGGGGAAATAACATGGCCGACTATCCAGGAATTGCTCCAGAAGACATGGGGCAAGGTGCTATTGATTTAGGCATTGACCAAGAACAACCTCAAATTGAAGACCCTCTTATAACTATGCAAAACGTAGGTGAAATCGCTCCTGACTTAAGGAATTTTACCCCTGAGACAGTGGATAGTTTAGTTAATCGTGCTCGCATTACTCCAGAGCAGGGTGCAGAACTTAAATCTCGTATTGCTCCTTCCTTGCCAGAAGTTGCTCCAAACGTTGCACGTCAACAAAGTCAACAAATGTTAGACACTGCTGAAGGTGCTGCGATGAAAGGCACTGGAATTAATCCTAGCTTCGCACTTCAAGGTAACGTGCCATCAAGTACCTCTGGCCTACCAAGTACGCTAAGGGCTCCGCAAAAATCTCCAGAACAAATGCAAGCAGAGGCAGACGCTCAAGCATTGGCCGCTCAAAGAGATGCTGCTGCACAGGCTGGAGCCCAAGAGATTGTGGCGGCTGAAAAAGTTAAGAAACAAATACAAGTTGAAAAGGATAAAGAGGCTAGAATATCTGCAGTTGATAATCAAGTTAAAGAAGATACCAAAGACTCTCCGTTTTGGCGAGGTCTTGGAGACGCCATTGCTATTATGATGGGCGCATATAGTCAAGGTCTTACTGGAGGAAAAGAAAATCCAGGACTTAAGGCTATTGAAAATAGAATAGCTCACGAAGTTGAGAAAAGAAAATATAATGCTGAGCAGGAAGCTGCTTTACGCAAGTTGGCCACAGATGCTTTTGATATGAAAATAAAACAGGCTAAAATGCTTACTGACAATGCAGTGGCTCAAGCGTCATTAGATAAAATGGCTGCTGAGACTCAGAAGTTCAGACAAGAAGCAGGGCAAGCTCAAAATGTAGTTACTATTGCACAGAAGAGAGAAATTTCTGAGGGCGAAGTTGGTAATTTGGCACTGCAGGGAAAAGAAGGTAAGGAATTGGCGGAAAAATATGTTCCACACCCATTTAGGTCTGGCGCTTATTTAAGGGCGACTTCGAGTCCAGAGTCAATCGGAAAATTGCGCTCTTATGCTGCTGACGTGGCTAATATTCCCCCACAAATTGACCAGATAATTGCATTTGCCAGAAGTCCAGAGTTTACAAAACTAAGTCCCGAGGATAGGGGCGTTATGAGAGGACAGTTAGTCTCCCTAATAGGTAAACTAAGACTTCCTTTTACTGGCCCAGGTCCGCTACTGGAAGCAGAGTATAAAAGACTTGAGTCTACTATAGGAAATCCTAATCAATGGTTAACCCTGAATGGTTGGGAAACTAAAAAACTTGACAATGTTAAGAGTATTATTAAATCCGATATTAAGAATAATTATAAATCTTATGGAAACGTTACTGTAACTGATGATTACCAGGACGCCGCTGATAAAGATGTTCAAGCTCTAATGAATAGAGGCTTAAATAGAGACCAGGCTGAAGAAGTTATATCAAGAAGACGTAAATAATTAGGAGCAATTTGTGGGCAAAGAAGAGTTAGTAAAAAATTCAATTGCACGAGTCCAAAGTAAACAAGCTGAGCCAGAGACCACCGCTCCAATTGTAGAGCAACCAATTTTGGACAATTCAACACCTCCACCAGATGCTTACACTCCAATGAGTGAGCAGGAGCTAGACCAAGTTGCTCACGATGTTAATACATATGGAGACAAGTGGACTGAAACTGCAGGTATTACTGCTCTTGGAGAGTTAACTGCAGGAGCCGTTCCAAGGTTGCTTCAAAATATAGGAGCCTACGAACCTGGTGAAATTGCAAAAATGCAAGAAAATAATCCATACGCGGAGCCGGTTGGTGAAGCAGTTGGCCTTGGTCTTGGTCTTCTAACCGGAGGCGAAGGTCTTGTAGCTAAAGGAATGCAGAAATCTGCAGTTGGTTTGGCCGAATCTGGAGGCAGAGTTGCTGAGCGTGTAGTTTCAGACTTGATTAAAAAATCTGCTAATAAAACTCTAAATAAAGAAATTATTAGAAAATCAGTTGAGCACGCTGCTCGTGGAGCCGCCGAAGGCACTATATTAAACGTTGCAGATTTGGCAAATGAAGATGCAATTGGAAAGGCTGAATTTAACGCAGAAAATTTAATGGGGGCTGCAGGTACGGGTGCTTTATTCGGAGGTCTAACTTCTGCAGCGTTTCCAGTTATTGGTGCTGGAGGGCGTGCTATAGGTCGTGGAAGTAAAGAGATATTTGACAAATCTTTATCAAAGATTACAGACCCTGTTAAGGACACTCTTAAACTATTTGGGTATGCTCCAAAGGACATTGCTGAAATAGCAACAAGCGATGCAAAGAAAGAATTTAGAGAAGGGCTTATACCTTGGCTTTCTAGTAGACTTGATGCCAAGACGATAAAAAGTGATGAGGATATTTTAACTGCACTTACAGGGGTGAATCAAGAAGCTCGTAAAGGTGCTGATTCTATTCTTACTGAACTTGGACAGGATGTTGCAGGTCAACCAGGGCTTGTTCAAAAGGGCAAGGAAGTTTTTGAAACCGTTATCTCAAATGTTAATCGAACTTTAGAAGAAAAGTCTAAATACGGCTTTTCAGAAGAGGCTATAAATAAATTAGTAAAATTTAGAAACTCTGTTCAAGCACGACTCGAAAGTGGTAAAGCGTTTGAACCTGCAGAGTACCGTTCCTTTAGACAAAGTTTAGATGAAATGTCTAAATGGGGAAAGAGTGGAGCAGAACACCCAGTAATGGTTCAAGTAGCTCGTGAAAATAGACAAGTCTTCTCTAACGCAATGCATGATTTGGCTGCTACTATTAATCCCGAAAAAGCTGATAAACTTAAAAAATATTTTGAGGACATGCATTACAGTATAGACATGATAGATAACTTAGGCAATAAGATAGGCAAATCAGATGACAAATTGCCGTTTAAACTTGGTGAAATCTTTAGAGCTTCAGGCATGGTGCATTTATTAGGCACGGCTGGTGGGATTTTAGCTGCAGGCGAGGCCGTTTTAAGCTCAGACTTAAAAAAGCGTCTTGTAATAATGCAGGCTATGCGTAAAGCAGGTCAAAAGACTGAGGCCATGACTAAGTCCTCAATTGAAAAGTTTTTAAGCAATTCTAAGTTGCCTCGAAAGATAGAAACAGCATCCGCTCTCATGGCGGCGCACATTGCACGGCCTGAAGGTTCTAAGTCTGCTCCAAAGAGTAGGCAAGAAGCGTATGAAAATACTGCTAAAAATTTGAACGAGCTGATGACTAATCCAGAAAAATTAATGGACAAAACGGCAAAAGCAACTGCTAGCATTAGTCGTGAGGCTCCAAAAACAGCCTCAGTAGCAAGTCAACGAATAATTAATGCTACTCAATTTTTGGCTTCTAAACTTCCTAAATCTCCTTCACTAGCAGTGCTTCCTGGAGTAAAGCCTCGCCCATACACGCCCTCAAGTATGGAGCTTGCTAAATTTGAACGCTATATACAAATTGTAGAAATGCCTCTCAGCATTTTAAATGAACTCGAGCACGGAACACTTACAAAAGACCATGTTGAAGCTATGCAAGCGGTGTACCCAGAAATGTATAATTACTTTAGAAATAGTTTAATTAACAAACTACAATCTGTGGATAACGTAGACATGCCATACTCTAAGAGAGTTCAGGCAGGGCTATTATTAGACATAGTTTCAGACTCTTCAATGCTGCCCCATAATATATCGGCCTTGCAGCAAAACTTCAAAGTTAATGAGCAACCTGAAGGCGGAGCTGCTCCGGTAGTCAGCCCTACTCAAACAGGTGCTGCTCAAATAGACAAAGCTGACCGCTCTGCTTCAGATACGCAAGCTTTTATGCAGCGCAGGTCCGAGGGTTAGTCTGTAATCCACCAATAAAGTTTAAAAGCCCACTCTATAATTAGTGGGGTCAGTATTACAAGTGCCATGATAGTCCAAAAGTCCATGCCTAAGTCTACCTTAAAGCGGCCTAGAAGTCAAGTCCTAATAACTAACAAAGTAACCATAATAGGTATCTAGAGAGCATATCCGCCCTCGAACCTTACAAGGGAGGCCAATCTTGGCACGTAAAAATACACACAATTATAAAATGCTCAATGCAGTAGATATTTCAACTACTCAAACATCAGCACCTACTTCCGTTATAAACATGGACAAGGCAGGTATTTACTTCGAGTGGAGTGGTACAAGTCCTGTAGGCGTACTTACCGTCGAGGCTAGAAATAGTTCAGACGGCAACTGGTATACACTAGACTTTGGCTCGGCTATGAATATTTCTGGAAATACCGGTAGCCACCAGATTCGTATAACTGAATTACTTTCTTATGAAATTAGAGTAAAGTACACAGCGACTTCTGGAACTGGTACTGCTACAGCTACTATAGTAATGAAGCAAGTTGGAGGATAGTCGTGGCTGTTTTCACATATCCGGCCACATTTATTTTACCTACTCAGCAAAAATTCATATCGGGTGTGAGTCAGACTTACACTACTCCTGAAGGTTGTAAGTATATTGTGGTTAAAATGGTCGGAGGGGGCGGAAGCGGCTCTGGTGGCGGCCTCAATGGGACTGCCGGAAGTGGAAGTGCTGGAAATGCAACTATATTTGGGTCACTAACTGCTGGTGCCGGTGGTGGAGGCAGTGCAGGTGGTGGTCCAGTTGGTTCCGGTGGAACAAATACTTTTTCAGGTACAGGATTTGAAATTTCGGGTGGAGCCGGTGGCGGTGCTTCTGCATTCGGTACATCTACTAGATATGCGGGTGGAGTTGGAGGAAGTTCAATTTTCGGTGGTGGTGGTGGTGGAAACTATAATGCTGCTGGAAAAGCTGGAGCTGCAAACTCAGGTGCCGGTGGTGCCGGAGGTGGGAATGAAGCTTCCGGTACTGGAATCTCTGGATGCGGTGGCGGTGCTGGCGGTTATATAGAGGCGGTAATAAATTCTCCGAGCGCTACTTATACTTATACTGTGGGGGCGGCTCAAACGACCGTAGGCTCAGCAGGTACCTCCGGATATGCTGGTGGTAATGGTGCAGCGGGTTTAATTATTATTACGGAATATTACACTTAATTACTTTGGAGTGATTTAAAATGAGTTTTATTGGAAAAAATCCTAAAGTTAATTGGCTAAATTTAGAGCCTCAATCTGCTGACCCTGCGTCTCCAAATGAAGGGGACGTATTCAGGTCAGACGGTACTCCTAGGGCCGCCGGAATATGGACCTATCAAAGTGCGGCGTGGATTCAAGTTGGTGGTCAAACTAATTCATGGACTTATCGTTCGGTTACAACTACAGACACCGCCCTAACTTCAGACGCTATTCTTTATTTAAGTGGAGCCTCGTTCACACAAGGCTTGTACACAGCAGTTGGAAATCAGGGAAAAATTTTAACACTTGTGCATGCAGGAACTTCTTGGACTCAAGTTTACACTATAGACCCTAATGGAGCACAAACTATAAACGGAGTAGCTACTTTAAATTTAAACCGTAATGGTGAGTATGTAACTATTCAAAGTGATAATTCTAATTGGAATATTATAGAACGCTCTAAGTTATCTGTTCAATTTTTAGCAAATTCTACTTTTACGGTTCCAAATGGAGCCAACAAAGCGGAGGCTCTCCTTATTG